ATCTTCAATTTCTTTAGCAGCATCTTCTTCAAGTTTCTTGGCAGCCTCATCACTAATACCATCTAGCTTTAGTTTTTTAGGCTCTCCTTTTTTATTGATTGCATCTTCAATTTCTTTAGCAGCATCTTCTTCAAGTTTCTTGGCTATAGCTTCTTTAATTGTTAACTTCATACTTTTTGTAGATCCTTTTGCATTAAGTTCATCTTCTATTTCTTTAGCTCTATCTTCGCTAATGTCTTGTTTCATTGTAACTTCTTTGACTAAAGCTTCTAATTTAATTAAAAGATTTTTTTCTTTTTTAAGTTCATGAATGTTGTTAAATCCCATTCCTTTTATTAATTCAAGTAAAGCGTTAGAGTCTATTGATTCTAATATAGATTTAGGTTGGTTTATTTCAGTTGAAAACTTTTTGATAGGGTTCATTATATGTTTGTTTTTTTAGTAATTTATATATATATCAATGTTTATTTAAAAGATAATTTAGTTTAGATTTTTATATCTTGTACATCAAATGGAAAGTTTTCTTCTTTATAAATTTTACGACGTTCTACACCATGTCGGTATACATAGTTTACCCAATCATGATCTTCAGACTTAATCCTAAAATCATCAATAAAATCGTAAATTTTAACAACGTCCTTATTTGAATGTAATCGTAAGCCTCTACCAATAGATTGTCTTATAATAACCTCGGACTTAAAAGATTCTGTAAAAAACACGTTATGTATATTTTTAATAGATATACCGGTAGAAAACGTACCAAATGATGCTACAATAATAACATCATCATTTTTTTCCATTCTAGATTTAAACTCTTCTCTAATATCAGCATTTATGGAACCATCTACGTAATACACTTTTTTATTAGTAATTTCTCTAAGCTTTTGATAAAGTTTTTCGCCATACGCTATTTTATGAAATAATACCAATGAGTTAGCTGTTGATTTTTTAATTACATTACAAACAAAATTTAATCTAACTTCATTTTCATTAATGAAATTCTGTTCTAATGCAAATAGTTTTTGGCGATCTTGTGGGTTTTTAGAAAGATGTGAAAATGCTTCTTTTTGTGCAGTTGTTGCATAATCAATATGAATTTGTAAAACTTTACACTTTGCAATGTGACCTTCATCTTGTAAATAGTTTGCTTTAATTTGAGTAACTAAAGGACCCATTGCTGACATAAGACTAAGTCTATTAACAGTTCCTTTTTTTGGTATGGTACCACTTAAGCCAAATCGGTAGTCACAGTGCCAGCATTTATCCATAATACTCTGAATTGATGCTGCTTTAGCTTGATGACAATTACTTACATTTTGATTGTTTGCAATATAATTATGATTTAAACCGCTTTCTGATTTAATTCTTAAATTATATACATCACCCGTATAATCTATTTTTCTTATTGATTTAATTTTCATATAACGTGTTAAGTTGATTAATTAAACTTTGCTAACACTAACATTAACTTTAACACCCGATGTTAGTGTAGTATCAGTAGCTTGTTCATTTACATTTACGGTTACCTTTTTAGATAATTTTATTTTAAATGTATCGGACCATGGTATAAATAAATTACCATCAGCAACTACTTCAAGTTTAATAATACCAATATCACCTTCCTTTAAAATTCCTAATTTTTTTATAGGAACAATACATTTACCATTAGCAATAATCCCTGGAAAAACAAGAGACCATTCTGTTGTTTCAATTATAATTCTTGTATAAGATTCTGCAATATTAGCTCCTTCTATTGATATATCACAAGAAAATTCCTCGTTAATATCTTTATATAGTTTGTAATGCTTATCATCTTCAGCTAATATAGGAGGTGTAACTGGTAAAAGTGTTTCCTGTACTAATTCAGCTTCTTTTTCAATTATTTTAATCAGTTCAACTACTTCGGCCTCAATTGGCAGTATATCTTCAACTAAAATTGGTTCAGCTGCTTCAGCTTCAATTGGCAGTATGTCTTCAACTAAAATTGGTTCAACTGATTCAGCTTCTTGTATAACTGGAATTATCTGAGACTTATTATCAGTTGTAGAATTAATACTATGTTTAGTATTCTTTTCCATGAAGTCTTTAAAACTAAAAACATCAATGTTTTTCATAAATTTTACTATTTTTTATTACTTACTATATTATATATTGAAAATTAATATTGTTAGTTTTTATTTTTTAAAACCTTAACGTTAATCGTTATACGTTCTCTAATACTATGCTCAATAAATAATGAAAAATCAGATCCAATTACTTTAATATTTTCATCAATTTCACGTGATTCATTATATACAAAACCTTTATATTTACAATAAAGTTTAATGATCCGTTTTGTTTTTTCATCACCGAGATCTTTTTTAAGTCTTTCTTTAGGATGCCCATAAACAGAATGGCCACCTGCTCTTTTTATTATAAAATCAACTTCAATTAAAATAGATACATCTGACCAAATGTCATTAGTAGTTTTCCAAAAACTAACTTCATTCCATTTAAGATATTTTTTTTGTGACATACCTATATTTTAATTACTAAGTCATATTTAATTAAATAAGCTTACCTATTTAAATAGATAAGCTTATTTATTATTATTATTTTAAACCATACTTATATATCCAATACCTGAACCTGTGATTGCACTAATAGCCGTAGTATTAAATTCTAGGTTGCTATAAGCACCAATGTGGGTTCTACCAATCTGATCGCCAATTGCTGCCGTACCTACCATGCTCAACTGAACACCTTCTGGTGAACGGAATCTAATTGGTGTTTCAACTGCTCCAATACCCTGTTGTCTGTAAGTTACCATAAGTATTTTCGCTGGTACACCGCTTCCAAATGAAACCCAGTTATTAGCTGTTGGAGTTGTTGATGATAATAATAATGTTTGAAGTGATTTCAAGTAAGTAACCGCTGATGCAGAACCTGCTAATGCTGCAACTGCTACTGTAGATGTAAATATAGCTGCTTTGGCTATTGAACTACCAAACAGAGATCCTAGTAAAGTATTGTTAGAAACATAGCTTGCCATTGCTGGTGCTGAATTTACTATTAATCCAATTGCTACTGCGTTTCCTATTGCTATCTCAAAATTAGAATTATCTCCAAGTGCTGTAAGTGCTGCTGGATTAGCAACGAATCCTGTCATAATAAGACTATTTCCAACTACTATACTAAAGTTTGCACTTGTAGCTAAGGCAAGCATCGCGTCTGCGTTAGTTGCTAATACTTCTGATGCTCCTGCGTTTTCATTTACTAGTGTTAAAGCTGATGCTTTAGCTATGATTTGAGTAAAGGTTGACATTATTAAAGTTATTCCTGCAAGATTATAAGTTATTGCAAAAGCATTATCTTCGTAGTAGGGGCTATCTTTAAATTCACCCCATCTTGTAACATTTGCATTAATAGAGGTTATTGAAACGGTATTATTGGATACCGCTGTCATTGCTGTTTCAGAGTTAAAAATAATATCTCTTATTCCTACTGTAGAGGTCTCTCCAACTAAAATTCCAACAGATATTGAATTAGCTGATAATTTAGCCATTCCTACGGTGTCGTTAATGGCAAGCGTTAAATTAGCGTGAGTAGATAACGCTGTTATACCTGCTGAATTACCAGCAAGCGCAGTCATTATTACTGAATCACCTTTTACAAGTGAAAAATTTGTGCTTGTAGCTATGTTAACCATTGCCGTATTATTGCTAGCCAATGCAGCCATAATAACTGTATTACTTGTTACGATAGAAAGATTAGCGCTTGCACCCAATGTTAGCATTGCATCACTACTTGAAGCTAATGCTTCGGATGCGCCTTCATTTGCGTTAACTGCTCCTATTGCAACAGCGTCATTTATAATATCGTCAATTGTTGCAAAAGATAAAGGGTCAACTCCTGCTAGGTTTGCTATTGTATTTTTTAAATTTGCCACAAAGAAATCACTACCTTTATAGGAAGCTCTTGCAACACTATTAGCATATATGGTATCTACCGCTATCTTACTATTGGAAATAGCAGCTACAGCCAATGCCTTTGTAGAGAGTTCTAACATAGCTATTGTGCTATTAGCAATAGCTGTCATACTTCTTTGAGAAAACGTGATATAGCTTAAAGCAGTTGCATTTGTAGCTACAAGCTCCATACCTATACTATTGACTGATGTTCTTAAAACTAAATCATCATCTTCTATGATAGCTCTAATTGCATTAGTACTAGCTATGATTTGTGCCATTGCTACAGGGTCTGCAAACACATAGTTTCTGTCAGGATATACTACTAAGTCTAGCCCAGCAAAAACCGCAGCAGCATAACCAAGATTATCTATAGCATAGGGACTTTGCAAGTATACGTCCCACGCTACTTGATTATTTATGATTGTAGTTAAAGTTGATAGGCTAAGCGACACATTAAGCATTGCTAAAGGACTTGCAGCCATTGCTTGTGCTGCTGTTGAATTATTTATACTAGCTGCTCCAAAAACTGAAGCCGTTGCAATTGAGCTACCAATAATAGCAGACACTGCTAATTGGTTTGCTGCTAAACTTCGTGTTTCACTTCTCATTGAAAGTGTTTCTTCAAAACCTGCTTTTACACCTGGGTCGGCTAGTTTTGTTTCAAATTCTGGTCCAAGTACTGTTCCTGATTTTACCGCAGTTAGCAGTCTTCTTGTTGATAATTGCATAAATTTTATTTTAATTTGATTTTTCTACTTTGTTACAAAAAAAGGTGTTAATCTACTTGTTTCATCTTCATCAAGTTCATCTCTAAAATTTCTATCGTCGGTTGCCCATGCAGATTGTAAATCAGGAGCTGCTACATTTAAAAGCCACTGTCCGAATGGAATTGATGTTACTGGGTCTACTGCGGTAAAGCAGGTTTCGTCATCATCAGGTTCTAAGGTTGATTGTACAAATATTAAAAGCCCAATACCTTCTATAACTACTGAATCATCAACTGATGCTAAGGGTAAAGTAGGTGTTCTTAAATTTCCCCTATTTTCATATGTTAAAGTTTCAAGCTCTGTTTTGCTTCTCTCTATTACTAAAGGAGTGCCACCAACAATAGATTGACCATTTATAGTAACTAAATCATCTATATTTGCTTTTAAATTTAGCGCAGTAACGGCGGCGTCGCTTAAAGGTTTATCAAAATCTGATGTATTATCTACATTATCAAGTTCATTAGCAACTCTATCTATAGTATCAGCAAACTGATCAACCGCATCTGCTACAATTAGTTGTTGAGCTATAACTGCGGTTGATAACGCTGTTGTTGCTGTTGTTAATGCTGCTATTAATTCTTCAGTTGTTGCCATGTTATCTATTTAATAGTGTAATTAATAAAGCTTGTGTGTTAATTAAATTTGTACTTACAACAAATAATGGTTCAATTGCTTTATTTTCTGATTCTACTACAGAATCAGAAATAAGTTGTGAAACTCCATCTCGGAGAGATACACATGTATCTAATAGTGATGTTGTTTGTGTAGTTAGGTCAGATATTACAGCTTCAATTGTCATATGATTTAAAAATAAATTTTGCAAATACGTTTTGCGTTTGAATTAAATTAGTTGCTAATCTAATTTGCGAAATAACAGAATAACCAATATCAAGTGTTTCACCTAATCCATTAAAGAACATGCCGCTTTCATCAGTTTGTACTAATCTTTGGAATGTAGCAGATATCTCTTCTTCTGTTAAATCTAAAGGGTTACTCATTTGTTTATTAATTATATTAGTTTATATATCTCTATTTATTTTTTAACAATTATTAATGACTTGATAATCAGAAAAACTTAATATTTCATCATCCGTTGTTAATTCATCAACTCTTTTATAAATACCTGTAATTAATTTAACTTTATGATTTCCTGTAATTTTAATAATAGAAAGATCAGCCATTTCTAATTCAAACATTTGATTACCATGTGATAAATTCTTATGAACATAATCAACTTGATTATGTTCAACTTCTAAAGTTTTATCATTAATAGTTTTAACCCAATCACCTTCTTTAATTTTTGAAATTAGTTTAGTACTACCATCAGTTAACATAATTTGTGTATCAGGATGTAAACATTCATCTACAAATACTGCATCAAATTGACTAAAATATTCTTCATCATATTTAACAAGAGATTGATATGTGCCAATGACAATATTTGAGCTAGGTCTAAGTTTAACGCCAGCATAAATTTGTTGAATTTTTATAGGTACTCTACTTTTATTATACTGCTCAAAATCGCCAGATGCCTGAACAACAAGACTGACATTCGGAACAATCATAAGTATTTTTTTCTTACTTAATTGTTCAAGCATATAAGCAACAACAATAAATGAAATTAATGTTTTACCAGCTGATGTTGCTAATTCTGCTAAGCATCTCCTGTATCTTAATATTTTAAAAGCAGCATCTACTTGATAATCTCTTGGTTTTATATCAGCCTTTTCAAAAAAATCAATAACCCAAGAATTAAAGTTGTCAATATTTAATTCAGAATCAAAAATATCTGTAATTTTGTTTAAAGTAAATTTTAAATCGTATTCTTTACAAATATCAATAACTTCTTTCCAAAGCCCTGCTGGTATTTTATTACCCTTAATAAAAGTAATATTTCCATCCCATATTTTCTTTTTCACAAGAGGATGAAACCGCCACCCTTCTATTTTCTTAGTAAGGCTAGATTTTAACTGCTCATATTCTAATTCAGTACATGAATCAATAACTAAAAATTTTTTATTGTCTGTAAGTGATAATTCCATTATATTTGTTCATCATCGAGTCTAATGCGATTTCTTATAGCGAAAGCTAAATTGTCAAGGGTTTTAATACAATCATAATAATAATCAACATGAGATTGTAATAAATCCATTTGTGTTCTTAATGAGGATAAATCTGCCTTTATAAATTGATGTTTTTCGCCGCTCGTTAGTTTAACATCATAATTTAAAGTATACTCTCTATATTGTGATCTATAGTATCTATCCCAAGTACCATTTCTTTTATATATCATTGTTTTAAAATCAGTAACTTTATCTAAAAGAATTTGTCTATACGATAACATATTAACTTGGCAATCAGATAATTCATTCATATTTTTAATTTTATGAACAAGTGTATTGATTTTATCTTTCCACTCTACTCTATCTTTTGATAATCTAGGCTCTAGTTCATCATTAGCAGCTCTTGTTTGTTCATCATCAAATGCCATTAGAAAATACCTTTATTTTTGTTTGTATTCATTATCTTTAGTTTAGGTTGAAATTTTTTTTTAAATTCATTTACTTTAATTTCAGTACGTTCATAGTTGTAAGAAAATGTTGAAAACGTGGAAAAAAGTCTTATGTTTTTTTTACTATTAGCAAAATCTTCAAAAAAGTCATCTAATTGCTCATTTACAAAAGAGCTAAATGTTTTTAAATTGTTCATATAAAAATAAGATCTAAATGATTATTTGTAAAATAGTTTTCTAAATGCTGTAAACATCCTGTTCTATTTTGATATTCATATTTAACAAGATCATTCAAATCTTTAACCTTTTTGCTAGGTATATTATAATCGCCTAAAAACTTGCTCCAAAGAAACACAGTTTGACCAGACTTAAGTTTTTCAATCATTTTAATTTTACCTTCATAATCATTATCAAAAAAATATCTTGTAGTTGGAATTTCATTAAAGTCTACAATTTGTTTCTTAACACCAGTTAAACCTATCGAATTAGTCATAAACATAGCATCAATAGGACCTTCAAACACAGTAAAGTTACGACTTAAATCTGCAGTTAAAATACCAAATAACATAGATATTTTATTTAGATTATCTGTATCTTCATCTGACATCTCTATAGGCTTTTTTAATCTATCATATATTCTTTGGATGTTCCATGTTTGATATTTAGGACCACTGCCATCTAAATCTCTAGTTTGAAAACCTACAATTTTGTTATCTGCAGTTAAGTTAAAAACATATAATTCTTTACGACGAGGATCATATCCGAATTGCTTTAATTTATGATGAAGCAATCTACTTTTTAAATATGGATATGCTCGATAAGTTAATTCATTAATTGGATAGATGTTAAAGCCAAGTGATAATTCATCAAATGTTAAAGCAAGTTCTTTGATTTTATCGAATAAATAAAAATCTAAAGATTCGCCATAAGATATACTTTTTTTATTTTCTTTAATGTAATTTAAAACATTAACTCGATCATCACCTTCAAAATTTTCATTAAAATCTTGTAAAAATGAATCTAGTGATACATGCTCTGAACAGTTGTAACAGTGAATGTATAAATCATTCCAATAAAGGTTTCCTCGTTTTTTTCGTGTGTTTGTTGTAGAGTCTCCGCAATATGGACATGCAAAATTTAAACGATCTCTGCCTTCTAATAATTGTCTTTTGTCTGAGTGTGTATGATTACAATGAAGAACTCGGATTACTTTATCAATAATCCGAGATCTCATTTCAGAAGAAATTACTTCTGTTGTCATTGTATTAAAGGTCTAAACCGTTGATAAAATCATCAAAGTCATCTGAACCAGCAGCCTCAGGTATATTATCTACAACCTGAATAGATTCGCTTACTGGTGCCATGCGTGCGGTTTGAGTTCCGTCGTTAGTTGGAACTTGAGTTGCTCTGTTAGTTGGAGCTTTACTCGTAAGAGCGCCAATAGAAGAACCAGGTGAACTGAATTGAGAAAGAACATTCATAACCTTTGTTCGCTGCTCATCATTCCATACTTTGTAATCAAAGTTACCTAAATCAGGTGCATCTTTTAAATAATCTAATATTACCTTACGACCTTCATCAGTATTACTAACAGCAGTTTCATTAATATTCATTGTTGTTTGTGATCCTTGAAATTTACAAGAATCATAATTAGGATATCCACCTTTTTTTGAAATAACTAATTCAAAATTCTTACCTTCAAACGGATCAAATATTTGAGTTGGTTCATCAAATTGTGGATTTAGTTCCTCATCAATTTTTGCCTTAATTTTGTAGCCAAATTTAATAACTTTAATTTGACCTTCAAGATCACGATTTTGCGGATCTTTAACAATCTGAACTAATCCATAAAATACTTCTCTACGCTTTAATCCTTCTGATATTTTTTTATCAACAGCAGATTCACTGTTACGAAGTTTAAAGAATAAATCCTGTACTGGGCATTTGTCTCCAACCGTTGATGGTGAATCAGCGTAAAAGCCGTTACCTTCACGATCTTCTAACCAATATACAAATTTACGTACATAAGGTTTGCGTGGATTTTTAATATTAGGAAGAAACCTAATTAAAGAGCGGTAAGTACCGTCTTGACCCTGATCGGGTTTTGGTGAGTAAAGATCTGAACCTCCAGATCCTAGTCTATCTCCAGTGTCTAAGTCTTTAACGCTTACGCTGAAAATGTCAAATTCATTTGTTGCCATGTGATGTGCCTTTTTAATTTTTAAAATTTAGTTGTTTAAAAGCCTAACTTAACATTGTTTATTTTGCTTGCCCGGGATTTGCCAATATTCTTTGCCGTATTAATGCCTTTCAAAAGATGCTAATAAAATCAGTACCTTTGTTATTTATATATTCTAATTCTAAATTAGTTTTAAAAAATCTTAATATTTTTATCTTTAATTACTGCAATGATATCTTGTTCTATAATACTGTAAAAAATTTCATCATCTACAGTAAACTCAAAACCGGCAAGATCGTGAAACGCTACCAATGCACCAACATAATAATCAGGGTCAGTGACAGTTGAACCGATAGATACAATAGTACCTAAATATGGAGGGGCAAATTTACCAGTAGTTTTTGGAATATAAATTGAACCGATTTGATCAGGTAATTTATTTTTTTTAATAAATATTCTATTTTTTATTGCTTTTATCATAATAATGTGAAACTAAATTGAAAACTGTATATATAAAATACATCTAATTAAGTCTAAGAATAGATAGTAATGCTTAGCAAAGAATAAGTCTTTAAGTTCTCTAAATTTAAACTTTATTTGTTATCTAAACATTTTAACTTTAAAGTTGATTGTAATATAAAATAAGAGTCAACTAGATCATCAATTGGTTTAGGAATCTTTTCGCTAAAGTCTTTACCTTTACACCAATTCCATATTATAGAATTCTCTAGAGATAAATCATTTAATACATTATCTTGAAATGATTTAACCATATAATGTTTATTTCCATTTCCCTTTCCTGCTAGTTTTTTAACATGAGATGGTTGAAAAATAAAAATGTTATCTGCGCCATAAGTTTCAGTTAATCGATATCTTAAAAAAGAATTATATTGAACAATGTCAATAAAAGAATTTCCAGTAGAACCATACGAAAATCCCTCTAGTGCAACCTGAACTTCATCATCTAGAATTGTTGACTTTAAATAATTAACAATCAAATTTGCAATCATATCACCATCAATCAATTTTTCACGCTCTCTTAATAAAAAGTCTTTGTTTCCAACTAATCTATTATATGAAATTTGAGTTAACGCATTAATGCTTTCTAATTCAACATGAGTTTGAAATTGTTTTAAAATTGGTTTTTCAGGAGATCTCCCTTTATTATTATAAAAAGAAATAAACTCATAAGAGTTATCTTCACGTTTAATACAAAGGCCCGGGCTATTAAGAGAAAAATCAATTCCTACGTAAATCATATTCTTTTACCCAATGACGATCCTAATGCAGCACCAACCAATCTACTTACTAATAAGTCATATAGTATTCCTTTTTGAATTCCTAATATTTTTGCAATTGCTTTTCCTATGGTAGATCCTAACGCAAAACCAGTAAGTCCACCAAAGATGCTACCTAATATACCTTCACTAATAGCTTCATTTAATATTTCATTTAAATCTTTACCATTATTATACTCAGCAATGATTTGACTAACAACAGAATCAACTGCAATTTCTTGATCTGCTGTTAACTCGTATGATTCAGTTAGCATATTGTGAATATCATTCATTGACTCTTTGTCTTCATCTAAAAAATCTTTAAATGTTTTCATATCTTTAAATGTTTTCATATCTTTTTTATTTAAGTTAAATTAACTGCTATATCTAATCTATTATATATAAATGTAATGTCAAACGTTTTGAACTCAACAGTGTTGCTTGAAAAGTTAAGATCTAATGACCCAACAGAAGACATTAACATATCTTTGAGATTAACTGTTACTAAAGCATAACCCTCACCATCTAACATTTCAATACCAACGCCTTCTGGTATATATTGATTTTTGCTACCTAATGCATAGTAATAATCAAAAATTTCAACAGCCATCCAGTAGTTAACCCAGCCATCAAAAGCTTGCATTGTAACTGTTAAAGATGTATCAATTAATTCTTCTTTAGGTAAACTTGATCTAAACCGACGTGTAATACCAGGGGCATCATTTTGTTCAACTGGTGTGAAAGAAGGACCCGGTAAATTAATAGACTGTATACCGTAATTAAAAAAGTCAATAGGTTCTTTAATTAAACCGCCTGGCATTTTATTAAAATAGCTTCTATATTTATCTGCTATCTGTTTAGGTATAAAGTTTCTCGGAAATGAAAAACTAAATTGATTGTTTCTTGCGCTTACTAACATATTATATTATATATCCGAGCTTGTAATTGTATTGACTCCAGTTATGTTTGATCTTAGTTGAGCCGCCGCCAATGCAAAGAAAGCTTTCTTTTTTGCTTTTGATTGATCAGCTTGTTGGATTTTTTTTATTGACTGAATATTTAGTCTTTGTAGTTTAACATTTTCTTCCGCCTTTTGAGCTTCTTTTGCTTGTTGTAATAATTCAATTGAAACTGATGATGAAATTTTATTGCTAAGTACATCGATTTCATTTGATAAATTTTGATTGCTAATCCGCAATACGTCTATTACTGTAACTTGTTCAGCTATTAAGCTGTCTTTTTTCGATATATCAGTATTAACAATATCTATTTGTGATTGTAATAATGCAAGTTGTTTTGAATATTCTATTTGAACATCTTCAAGTTCTTTTATTTTTGTTGCCTTTGCTGCTTCATTAAACGCTAAAAAAGTTCCAGTATAAATAATAGATTCATCAGAATTTCCATCAGGATCAATCATCATAGTAGAGATATAAAAACTTCTATTTTCTAAAGCAAGAATTTTTTGAGAATTATCTTTATCTATTCTAAAGAGTACTTCTCCAGTAGACATATCTATATCTTGCACTTTTGTGTAATTTGGGATCCTAACTTCAGTATTGTTTCCAATAAAAACAATATAAATAGTACCAACATTACTTAAATCTATTGGTGAGTCAATTCCAGAGATTTCATCATATAATGTAAAAATAAAATAATCATCAAACGGCGATATTCGAATAACACCTTCACCTTGTGGTTTTGGTGTTTCATTGACTGATAAGTTTTTAAATTTTTTATAAAATTGTACCTCATTTTTGCTAAGAGCAATGTCAGTAAGTATTTCCATTTTATTCTATTATGTTTTGTATTTTAACAGGTGATATCGCTGCTTTAATATTAAGCCTATCTCTAAATGCAGTTACATATTTAGTTTTAACAACGAGCTGCGCTGATATTTGATCTGATGTTTGGCCACTGCGATTTCCTACCGATGATCCTGTTGAAATTATAATGTTTTTACCATCTTTTTGACTAATTTGATTTACTACAGTTGCTACATTTGGAACAACTCCTAGATTTATTTTCATTAATCTCCTTCCATATTTTTTTACATTAAATGAAGTTAGTCTTGCATTTTTAATAATTTGAGTATTATCACTCCTGTTATAAAGTCTAAGAACATAATTAATTGCAAATGAAACTGCAATAGAACTATTTAAAATTATTGGTCTATATAATATAGGTTCATCAAAGTTATTAGTTTGAGAAACTATTTGATTGCCTGTTTGTATAAACGTTAAGCCTATTTGTTCGCTTAACGTAATTTCATGTAGAACAATATAATTACCTCCTGCTGAATTAAGTTGTGCAATAAAATTTGATAAAGAAGAGCCATTAACAAGACCACTTAATTCGAAATAATCACCAATTTGAGATTCTACAACATTACTATAAAGATTGTCATATATATCTCTATTCGTTATTACCGTTGCGTTAATTTCTTTTACATCATAAAAGTTATAACCATTAACAACCGTTGTTTTTAAAATACCAATTCCTCTTATTGTTAAATAAGGCGACCCAATAAAACCTTGCCCTTGTGTTAACTTGTAAGCTAAATCATTTGAGTTGTTTACATTAAAATTAATATTCATATAGAATAAAGAAGGCAGCTGCCATTCTATATATGTTGAATACAACTTATCAGCAATTAAGAGAGGATCAGGATTAAAAACAGGAGTATCTGTTTTTAAGAAATTAATGGAAGATAATATAATTTCTTTATTATCACGTCTAGCCGTAGCTATTTCAAAAATAATTCCATCAAAATCTGAAAAAGAAAATCCTGCTACAAAATGTACTCTTATTCTATCATATTCAATATTAATGTTTGGCGTAAAGGTTTGAATTAGATTAGCTGAATCTGTTAATTTTGGATCAAAATCGTTATATGGTACTCCTACACTAGTATCTAAATATGCATATTTAGTTTTTCCTTCATTAATCGGAACAACTGATATATCTCTGTAATTACCTATAATAGAAGAAACACTATCAGTATTAAAAACATAAGATCCTCCAGTATAATCATCCCTTAATATCTCTATTGGGTATGCACTTGTATTATATATAGTTGGATCAGCTTGGTCAGTATATACATACTCTACTAATATCCCATCTGATAATTGTATAAATTTTGATGATTCCATTAAGTTTATTTATTTACCACTGCAAAAATCTTGGAGTGTAATTTAATCCAATCCCAACATATGGGCCTATACCTTCACTAGTAACACCATATCCAATATGAAGCCCTAAGCCTAGTGTTTTTCTATTTTGTGATTGCAAATCTTTAAAACCAGCACTACTTTGATCAATCATAATACCCTTTGCGCTATTAAATGTTGTACCTGGGTAATCTGTAGATAAGTTAACAAAGACTTCTTTTGTTTTTTTATCTCTTACAATTGATGCAGTTAAAAAAATATTTTGTTCTAAATCAATTGTAGCCTCACCGAATGTTGCTTGATTTCCTAACACTAAATATGGAACTGTTGTTTTAATAGTCCTAGAACTATTTTTCCATGCTGTTGATGATTTTATTATGGCAGCAGATGTAAAGCTACCTAATATTGTATCAATTTTAATTACTTCAACATCTGTTAGTTTTTCAACAATTTTAGTTTTGTACTCAATAATAGTAATAGGAGTTTTATTTTTTTCAAATTTTAGTAACTCGTTTGCTTCATCAAGTGTTAAGGTGAGAGCCCTAATTTCAGCTGCAGAGTTACCATTATTATCAACGTAATTACGAATAGTATCCTGTGATGCTTTTAAGTTATTGCTAATTCTAGTTGTTTCCCATTCTGCCTTTCTAGTTTCTTCACATTGCCTAACTAATAAAGTAAACAATACAGCAAACCCAATAAATATTAGTATTCTAGTATTTTTAGAATTTGTTAAAAATGAAAATATTACTTTTAAAAAAATCATTTTGTTTCATTATATATTTGTAAAAGTTTATGTGGTGTAACTTCTGATGCTCCATATTTATTAATAAGATCATTCATAAAAATAAACTCATTATTTTTTAAATCATCAAGTTTATTAAAAAGAACATCTCGCTTTTCCGCTAAACTTATTATGCTTTTTTGCATTAAATCTATAGAAGTTTCAATTTCTTTATAGCTATCTACGTAATTTACTAAATTTGTTTTTTCCTTTTTATTCATAATTAATTTGTAAAATTTATATTACTCTTGCTTACAAATGAGTTGCCTGCTCCTCCGCTTATTACATCTGTACCATTTACTACCATCCAACCTCTATTTGCATCAAAAACTGTAGTGCCTCCTAAATTTTGTTGCTCTGCTGTATTATAAGTTCTGCCAATCCATATTAATTCAATATAAAATTCAACTCCATTAAAATTGTTAACGTTTGCAGTATCAATAGGAATTGGCAAAGATGCAATAATTGTAGAACTTGCATTTTTCCAATTTGATGCAATTAATGAAACTGAACCAACACCATAAGCACTACCACCGTTGTCATTAGGCCATGATCTTACAAGATCATCAATAGCAGAATATGTGGCAGACATTCTTGCAGCTATTAAATGTATATTAAATCTTTGTCCTGAATATAAACCATCGGGTATTAAAATAGATATATCATTACTTGACATGTTATCTGCTGGAAAGCCTAAACCATCCCAACCAATCGATATATCTAAAAATGAACAGTCCATAAAAGTAGCAGGTATTGTATAATTACCAGTTATTCCAGCTGATAGTGGATTAATGTTTAGTGTCTTTCCTACGTACTGAATTCTATTATGAACTTCTGTAGTGTCTTCCGTTGCATTAAATCTAGTTTGCAAATTAGTGTTACCACTACTTCGATCTATTCCAATTAATTTGTAACCAACATTATCTTTTTGTATTTGAACCGACTCATTTTCAACAGTATGGCCAACAAATACTGCAGTGTTGCCTGTATTTTTAATAGAAGTTGATGCAGTATACAATCTATTATATTCAGTTGCAGTATCATATGAAGAACCTTTAAATATGTCTATCATTAAACTTCTACCAACAGTTGTTCTATTATCTGCTAAATACACAGGAGCTGATGCTAATTCTAAAGATGTACTCTTATTAATAGTAATATTTCTATGTGTTGTTACGGCCGGTAATGCAGTAGTTAAAGTAGAATGCCATACAATGTTTCCTTTTACTTTAATGCCACCAGTATTAATTGTAGTGTTATCTATAATTACTACGTGTGATGCGTTTTGATTTAGCCCAGTCACTGTTATTTTATTAGATAAAATATCAATATCACTAGTTGCGGCAATTCTAATTAAACCAACAGCAGATATATTTATGTTATTTGCAGAAGTTAACACAATATTTTGTAAAGCAGTGGTTATTAACTGAACTGGGCCAGTATTACCTCTTATTATTAAATTAGATGGGCTTATATTTAAACCATGCAGTGCTGAAATTCCTATTTTTATGTTAGTATTTGCAATAATACCAATACTACCAGCCTCAATTAAAGCATTACCTGTTCTTATAGTGGTTTCATTTATAATTATACTACCCCCCAATTGGAACAACGTACTTCCAGTAGCAGATGTTGTTAAAACTGAAAATTTAGCAGGTGTTTGCGGATTACTAGTATTTACAGTAAATGATATATCAGAGATCTCACCGACAAATGCAAGATTTTGATCAGTACCTGAAATAAAATTTATATGCTTACCTGCTCGAAACTGCTGGCCCCTTAAAATTGTATTTATATTTAAACCAATCAAATCAGATAGATTAGTTGGATTAGTTGCCCCTTTCCTTACATTTAAATTTAAAGAATCATCAGCACCTAACGAAATATTAGAAAGCTTACTTAAATCAAATTGTTCATAGTTGTCATTTGGATTTACTCCACCACCCATAAAAACAATTGAAGATGCAGTTGAGTCTTTTTGATGAATTAATAATGATAACAAACTAGAATCTAACTGAGCTATCATTTGATTAGATATTTGATATGCATTGGTATAAGTAATACCTGGAATTGAGATCGCTGTTGATCCAATGCCACCAATTAAAACTGTAGATACTCCTTGATTTGTTAATTGGTTTGCGCCGCCGTTTATACCATTTGGCATAGGTGGTACAAATGCAACATTTTGATTATCTATTGATGCGGGGCTTTGATTTATTCCATTGTAACCACCTACATAATTAAAGCCTACACTTGAACCAATAGGTCCAATAGGTCCACTTAAATTAATTAATGTACTAGTCCATACTGTGCCGTTATATTGCCATACTAAACCGTTACTTTGCAAGAAATAATCACCAGTGTTAATACCTACAATAATTAATTCATTCGGATTATCATTACCATCATACCAAGAAGATCCTTTAATACCCCTACCACCACCAGGACCTGTAGGCCCAAATAAACCACGAGGACCAGCTGGACCACCACCATTTAATAGTATTTGATCAAAATTAAAATTAATTTTGTCAACACCTTGAGAAATTGTGTCAGATGATATTAACTCTTTTATTAGAATGGGCATGCTTTATTTTTATTTTTTAATTATAGTTATACTAAATCCATATGAATTAGAAAAACCACCCCTTTTATTATATATTAGACTTAAATCAAATAGATTTGTATTAAGAGTTTTTGTTGAAATATTTTGATCAACTATTAAATTTTCGCTAAGTTTTTTATTATTAGTTAACTCTGCTGTTGTATATATATCATCGATAATATCACGGCTTTGTTTTGTATAAAAAACAACAGATTCTATCTTGTATAAACTAAGTATGTTTTGTTCGATGTAAGAATTAACGTCATCATCTAGTGTATCAGTATTTCCAAAACTAAATTTAGTATTAACATATTTTTCAAATATTGGCTTTATAAAATCAAACAAATGTTCTATTAATCTTTTTTGTATTAATAAATAAAATATAACAGATGATGAAACATCATCATACATAAACGTTCCATCTATCAAAGAAGTATCTTTAATTGCACCTTTATTAAATACTGAAGGTTTAAATGTTTCTAGCATAATATGTTGTGGTACTTTTAAATACTTAGACGCAAAGAAAGCCTTTTTTTCTTTCATTGATCTTGTACCTATTATTGATTGTATTTTAGATTTATCAATACTTTTTGTAAAATAACCAGGTTCCCAATTAGATGAAAAAATATAATAATTTTTAAAATCAATGCCAACTTCATTAATGAGCGGGTATAAACTTAAAAATGCTCGGTTTGTTGATAGTTCTAAAACTGATGAAGGATCTTCTTCATTTACTTTATGATAAAAATAGTTTTTAAGCAGTCCGAAATTTTGGTGATTGCTATTAAATTGCGTATTTTTATATCTACATAGATTAAATACTTTAAACTTATAAACATCGTCTGGATCTATTTCTCCGGTATTAGATGTTATACTAAAATCTAAATCAGCATTATAGCTATCACTAAACATTAAATCTACATAAGGGTCCTTAAAAAATATAATATCTTTAGCTAAAGGTTTATATAAACCTGAATGTCTAGCTATAGGATTAATTCTTGGTTTAGATTGCAATGATAAATCATATCCGATAACTTTAGATAAGTTAAATACAGTAGGCTTATTTGGATCCGGTAAAATACCAATATAGTTTGATTTAAGAATGTCGTCTTGCGATCTTAATTCTATAACAAACGTTTGCGCTTTACTAGTGTCAGCATTAAATACGATGTTTCCATTAATATCAATAGTTTCATATACAATGGATGGGTCACCATTATTAATATCGTTAAAAATATTACCGAAACCAATTTTATTTAATGCTGATGTATACTCATTATATCCACCACCTTTAATAAAATATGAAGCTGACTTTAAAGAAATTGAGTCTGGTATTGGAGAAGGTAAAATAAATTCATCATTGTTTTTAGTAACAGTTGTAGCATAAAGTTGATTATTTGAAACTATTTTAGAAATTCCTGAAATTCTATAAGTATCCCCATCCACTTCAAATTCAATAGGATTATACTGACCATTTAAGCCAATTGAAATATCATTAAAAAATGAAGTGGCAATTCCAGATAAATCTTCAGTTCCCTGAATCATTAATTGACCTGTTTCATTAGATAATGCAGAAGATGCAAAACTTAAAGAGCCTTGCATAATAGAATCTTTATATTCTATCGGACCTTCTATATTACAATTTTCCAATGTTTTTACATTGCTATTTATTGAATATAACAATGTTCTATCTATAGAGTCAGTTGTACTGTTTAAACATTCGCTTTCAAATGAAATAAATATTAACATTACGATAGTTTTCCACTTTTCATTTTTTATTACTTTAATTTTATTTTTTATTTTTTCTTCACTAGGTACAACCATTACAGAAAATCTATAATCATTAAACTTACCATTCGCAACATAAGATAATTTTTTTGCATTAAAATTTTGCTTTTCATCACCGGATGATTTTGACTTTGCAATAACTTTAACACCTCTTAAAAAACACTCAGCAAAATTTTGTGTATTTCCACCTGAAAATCTACCAAATCTTAATTGGCGATCTATTATATGTACATCGTTATTAACATTAAATCTATCAGTAATAAAATACTCATCAAATTTATTAATATCAGTTCTTTGAAATGTACCTGGTACAAATACTTGATTATTAATTAAATTTTGATCAATATTATCAATAGGTTTTTCATTAAAATAACTCCATGAACTTTTTATTGCATCTGAATCAAAATACTCAGGAAATTTACATAAATAATACCACTCATGTGTAAATGCTTCTGCTGATCTATTCAAATCCCATTTTGATGGTGCGAAATTATTAAGACCAAATGCAAGATTAAGATTAAGTCTATATGGGTTATTTCTAACATCAGTACCATCATCGTACCATACCCATTTATTTATGTACGGTATTATTCTTGAAGCAACCGCTTGTTCCTTTAAAAAGTTTTCTTCTAATCTCTGATATTCCGACAATATATTAATATCAAATGTTACATCAGGATCTGCCTCTTTTAACAATCCAATTAAATTAGAAAATCCGCCATTATTATAAAAATTTTCAATATCAGGCCATCCGCTAACGCCATTATTATTTGATACATTTTTATTATAATAAGCATTCTCAAAATTAAGTTCTCCTAACTTACTGTACATTTCACTATAAAAATCAAAATCAAAATCTTTAATTGGATAAAACGAAAATCTACCAAATGATGGTTTAAATTCAGCATATAATGCAACTTGACCTAATCTAGTAATTTCAATTTGATTGTCATCTAACGAAATTACAACATACTTGTCAACATCTCTAATCTTAATTTGAGTACCGTTACTACTTACGACAGGTTCATCAATATACGGCGCCCAGTCTATTATTTTTGCAAAACTAGCCTTAGTTTTTACATACTCTCCTTTTACAAATCGATTTTGGTCGCCTTTTTCAACTAATAATAATGAAAACTCTTTATCAGTTCCACCTACAAAAAATGCAGATTCATTTAAACTACTTGTTATTGGATATGTTATTAAGCTATCAACAAGCTCAGGGTATTCAATCCAACTAATGCTAAACTTTAATTGATTAAACCTAGTTCCGCTCAGTCTTGATTGTAGATATACAGTATTCTTGTCTATTAAAGATTTAAAAATTATAGTTTCTTCATTAATGCCAAATTTAATTGCTTTGTTTATTGCATATGCAATTTCTTGTGTTGTACCCTTTGGATTAAAAAAGCTTTCAAATGAAGTACCAGGGCCGGCTGTTAATGATTCATTTGCTGTTATTATTGCTGTTTGAATATTGCCATTAAAAAATGTAATTGTTATTCCGTCAGGCAACTCTGCATTAACCGTAATTGACGCACTTGCTCTACCTAATCTTTTTAATATTTGTGCATTTGCAAATGTGTCTGGTTTTTCAAATCCTGTAAATGTAGAAACATCAATGTTAGTATCAAATAATCTTATTTCGTTTTTATTCCAATACGATCCTTTTTTTACTGTATGAAATTGTTCAGTTTTATCTTTTACGTAAAAAATAGACTCCACTTCGCTAACTCTTTTATGAGTAGGTATTCCTGTATCTGTTACAATTGATGGCTCATCTATATATAAAAGAACACCTCTACTATTATTTATATGAAGTGGTTTATTTAGAAATTTTGATACTTCAGTAATTGTTTTTATTTTAGGTAACTGTGTTTTTTCAATATTGCTATAAAAGCCATCTCCTGATATTTTAAAAGAACCTTCATTAACATCATTAACATATAAACCAAAATAACGATTAATTGAATAATCTTCAGAATTATTATCAGAAAACAAAAATTCTAAATTAATTAAATTTGCTGATAAAATGCCATTTCTTTGAAATCCTTGCGTAAAAAAATACTCATTTTGTAATATTGTTGCATCTTTTGTAATTAAAGAGTCATATGAATAACTACCGCTTGATGTAAACCCTCCTTTTGCATAAGATATACCATTCCATAAAATAGGTTCGTCCTTTCTCCATGTTGTCGTAAGCGGCGCTTTAGGAAACGCGTCTTGATTAACATATCTCCTAATATAAGAACCTAATTTTGTTTTTTCTGTTAAATCAAATGTTTTAATAGCAGTACAATTTTGTAAAACAAACTCATTAAATTTATCTGATGTTTGCGCAAAATCTGTTCCACTATTTGGTGCTATTGTATTAACATTGTTTACAGACAATGGGTCATTCATTTTAAATACAACAAAGTAGTTTGGTATTTGTTCATTTAGCCATATTGGTGATAACATTCCGATATCTTCACTGTATGACGTTGACGAAAGAGACCTGGCACCAGCCGAGTAAAACATTTCGTATTGATTACTGTACGATGATAATACTGAAGTATCTTCAAATTCTTGAAAAACTTCATATGCCAAATCAGTTGGTACTGTTCCTTTTTTAAAAAACTTATGCACATCCTGATCGTATGTTAACGTACCATCAATTTTAAATGCTTTAAATGAAGATGACGATAATATATTATTTGCACTAAAAGACTCTAAATAAATCTCGTTACCATTTGTAAGAAGTTTTACATTACCAGTTAGTTTAGGATTAGTACGTACAAGACTATATGATGCTTTATCAAGTATTTGTTCGGCCATTTAATTTTTACTTTTTTTATTTATTCATTACACTTTATGAATAATTTAAAGTTTCAGACAATGTCATATTATCTGAAAAACCCTGAGGGGTTTCCATTATCACCGCCACTAGCATTACCTGTGTTTATTGAAGGGCGAGTAACTCTAGTTTGTGTTAAATTAGGCCTTAAACTACTTATAACTTTTTCAAGATCACCTAGTCCTCTTGTAACTGTAGCTGCTGGAAATACATCAATATTAAGATTATCTGATTTAAATTTAGCAAAAAATTCAATATCATATTGAAACACGTTATCGCTGTTCGGCCATATATCAAATCCAATTTTCTTAGCATACGTTAAGTTTGTAGTTGCATTTAGCAGATCTCCAATAATATTACCAATACCGCCAGATGATCCACTTCCTATCCCATAATAATCAGTCATTCTATATTGAAAAACTATAGGTATATTAATTGAATTTGTACCACCAAATTGTATAATTTTGTTTGATTGAATCGAATCACCATTAGACTGTAAAAATTGATGATCATCAGCAGACATAAACAAATAAGATCCACATGATTCTTTGCCTAATAAATATTGATCAAATGATTCAAACGAAGTTTTAGTATTCCTAGAGTACTCAACATTGCTTAACTCATCTATAAACATTAAAGAAGGGCTTGCTTGCAATTCCTGACTGTTATTAAATGTAATTGGATTTGCTGTTGCAAGATCATTTAACTTTACTATATTTTCATTTAAATAAATTGATTGTTGTTTACCTTTAAATTGATCGGAAAGAAGAGGTATAAATTTAGAGTGTCTAAACATTACTCTTGCTGTGCCATTTCCACCAGCAGTACAATCAAGCGGAGCTGTTAATGTAATTGGTAAAGTTGTATCATCCCCAGTTAAAGAAACATATGCATTGCGATACGCAGCATAAGATGCAACCAATGGGTGTGTAATGTGAATTTCAATAGACTCATCCCCTTGTATACTATCATAGTTAGCTGCAGTTGTTGGCAAACCATTAGCAGTAAAAGCACCACCCCAAATAAATTCACCAGTTGTTATGGTAAGAGAAGCTGACAATTTTTCAAAAGAATTTTCGCAAGTATCTAAATTAAATGTAAATTCATCGTCTATATTTATATAATTATAAAAACTTTCTTCAGATGACACATCTTTATATCTTGCATATATAAATTGATTTTTATTTTGTGTAGATTGATATGGAGCTAATGATGTAATTTGTCCAAATTTGTTAATAGAATTAACTGATGGGTTTGTTAATAGAACAGGCGTTAAATCATATTTACGAATAGTGTTATAATCACTATCGTTTGCGAGATAAGTAGGTCTACCGTCACTCTGATTTAATGAACTATTGTTTAACCATGAATATGTTGCAGGCAATATCACAGTTCCATTTTCAACTTCACCAGCAGAATAACCTGGATTTTCTGACTGTTTTGTCATTCTTGTTCGAGTTCCTGATATTCTTGAAACTAATGCTAATGCCGTTTGCTGACTATTTGCAATATTAATAAAGAAAGTTTTACTTACAATTGCACCTCTTTGATCGTCTAATGATTTTACTTCATTGAAGTAAAATCCAGCAAAAACTTTTGTTGTAGAATTACGGTTAAGATTAATAACATTTCCTTGATCATCTACTAAAGTAACACTTAATTCACCTTGCGCGTTTTGTAGCAATTGTCCAAACTCGCTAAGTTTTGCTTGCATTTCTATTAATTTACTAAATAAATCAATAGGTGTTTGATTTTCTGATAAAAAACCAGATGAAATTGCCTGTGCAGAGTGCGCGTAGTATTTTTCATTAGATGTAAAAGAGCTACTTAAATGCTCATCAATACCTTTAGCATTTAAAGTTTCTTGTAAGCTAACTTTTGCTAAGTCTTGTTTATTTTGAGATAATATTGATTCTATTGCATTGTCAGAACTTAAATCTGCTGGAAACACTATTCTAATAGGTGAAGACCACTCACTTTCCAGCGGGTTTGATGGCCAACCTGCTTCTGAAATTGACTTTACTTGAACTTCAACTATTTCACCCTTTCGTATTGCAATGTCAAGCTGATTAATATTTATCGCATCTGCATTGTTGTTATCTATTGATGCCCACTCATATACATTAGTAATTGCATTTTTTACTCTAGTTCTTAATACGCTTTCTATTATTTCATAATTTGAAAAGGCACCTTGGCTATTAGACCCACCATCAGTAAATGTAAATTGATCAATTGGATTTGCTGCGCCATCTTGAGATAAATACCGATATCTTATTTTATACTTAATGATTGACTGCGATCCTGTACTTGGCGTAGATTTTTCTTGAGGCATTGACCAAAAACCTCTAGCTCTATACTTAGGAGTAATACTCGCAACAGAATTATCTTTACTTTTTGCATCAATTTCTTTAACTAATGAAGAATATAATTCAGCTTGAGAACTTCTTTCTGTGATTAATCCTTGTATTGCGTTTTTATCAGCATCTCGCTCAACTTCATTTGCATAATTAGTTGTTTGTATTTTAGTTCTATTTTGAAATATTGAAGTGTTTAATTCTTTAAGTGTAGCATCTAATGTATTTTTTTGATTACTAAGATCTTGCAATTCAACTATTGCATTTGCATTTGCTACTTGTCCATTTACTAACTTTACTTTAAAATTGGAAGATTCTAAAACAGGTTCATTTGGTATAAGTCCTTCTCGACTTGTCGGTATTTTATCAGCAGCAAATGATAATAAAAACTTACCAAAATCAACTGCGTTTTTTTGATAATATTCTGACAAATTTTGCAGAGTACCATCTTCAGCTATAGTTGTTAAATTATTTGTATAAAAACCAGCACCCGGAGACCAGTTAACTGCGGGTATTTTTGAATTAGGATCAATTGGCTTAACAAAAGTAACACATCTTTCATTAAATCCAACAGTTACATCAACTTGAACACTATTATTAAGAGTAGAACCTATTTTTAAAATATCCGCCCCAATCTGTATCGGCATTGTACCTTCAACAATATCAAGAATAACAGTGTTAGTGCTTGAGTCTACGCTTTTAATAACATATCTAGTGTTTATAGTATCGGCTAATACCTCTAAGCTATCACCAATTTTTAATTGTACAGTGTCATCAAAATCAGCCTCAGAGTCAGTATAAAAAAGTTTATTAAGTTTGTACTGCTTTTTCTTGGATGTTACTGAAATTCCGTTAATTTCTTCAGTAAAATCAATATTAGCAATTCTATTAATACTGAACTTCCCACCGTATCTTTTTGATCTAGGTGGCAAATCAACAACAGCTTCATCTAAAACATAAGAAATATTTCTTTCAACTATTTGTTGCAAGAACATTAAATAATCAATGTTAGACTTTCCATTAAAATTATTTTCAAAAAATTGAATTTTTGCTTGTGTATTTGTATCTAAAATATACCTTTGCACTATTGCTCTTTCTGTATCAATAGGTACTTGATTTGTTAAATCAAATGAAATGTATAAAAGAGGATTAATAAGATCCTCAAAGAACCAATTTGGTTTTATACTAAACTCATTAACAGAGTTAATAGATGTTACATCAGGTGCTTCTGTTGGTATTTTAGCTAACACTAGCTTTCTAAAAGTACCATCAGCTAATCTAATTGAGCTGCCACCGCCATTAACATTAGTAATAGTATTTATGTTTTCTTGTAATCTATCTATAGAATTTTTTAAAAAACCAAAAGATGGAATAGTAACTCGAGAATTTGTACCATCATCATTTTGGATGTTAATTGTAACTGACTCTCTGTTAGATGTTATTGCTTGATTAACTTTTTCAAAACCTTCTAATGAGTTATTAAAAAGTCTTAATAGTTCGGGCAACATTGTTGATAGTGAATTATTTTCAGTCATTTATTTGAACACTTTTATTATTTAATAATATCATAAACAAAACTTATTACACCTTGTTCGGTGCATATCAATTCAATGATAGGTGTTGAGCTTATTTTTATATTTGGTATTGTAGCTATATTTATGCCGTACACACCTTGATTAAGTCTATTTAAAGAATCTGTGAAAATCTTTATATTATAAGATCCTATTAAAAGATCATTATTAAACACTAATCTCATAGTCTGTCCTTTTTTCCACTGTGTTGAACTATCATCTATGTATATACTCAAATCTCCATTTGCAGTATTAATAGTGTCAATTCTTAACATATTTGTAAAGGGTAAAAGATAAGTAAACACTTGTGGTGTTATTGCACTAAGTTCAACTGGATTAGCAAATGAAATTTCATCGCCATTCTCATCAAACGGTATCATTAATTCATACTGCTGTGTTATCATGTCAAGTCTAACTTGATTCGGCGTATTTTTATTAAGTGCAATTCCAGGCCCTGATCTAAGTACATCAGCATTATACTGTAATGATATTGATACATTACCGTTTGCCAATGATTGAATTTCATCAGAATTTTTAGAAATTAAATCCAATAAAGTTGTACTAGAAGACATTGATAGCGATGCATTTTCGAGTTGTTCTTGTACACTATTTATTTGTAGTTGTAAAGAATTTACTGTGTTTAATATACTGCTTTTATTTTCTAAATCTTGTATTTTTTGTTCTAATTCACGTACTAAATTTTGTTGCCTTTGGAATATTTTAACAGATTCCTGTAATTGCGTTGATGCATCAACAAACAACCCCATTGAGAATGTATTATAGTCATTAATTATTGTAGAAACGCCAGAAGTTCCAGGCGATGCGTCAAATCTTAAATTAATTTTAAAACCATAACTATTTCCATTTTGACCAGTTATTTTATTTGGTTTAAATTTTGGATATCTTTGAATAAATCCACCATCTGTTGTTGGGGTAACATTGTCCAACATAAGTAAACCATACAAATTTGATGTAGTATTACCAGGATTGCTTGTATCAACTAAATCATAATAAACTAAAACCGAATTAAATTCAAATGTTGAAGCTAAATCTGTCCCATTAAATTGCTGTATTGTTGAAACCGCAGGATTTTGTACAATTTGTTGATAGTTGTTAGGATTAAAATCAACTGAAATTCCATCTAATCTACTTCTTTTATACGCAACGCCAGTAAACCCACTAGGGCTATTATAATCAGCAGGATATTTTCTAATATCATCATTTAAAGAATCTTTAAATGTTGTAGGTTCTGTAAAATATGAATCAACTGAAGTTGGTGGCGTTGTCTCACCCATCCAATTCGCTGTAGGATCAGTATAACCACCAGGGCCACCGCCTAATAAAGGTTGATCATAGTCATAAAATGCAAAAATATCTAAACCCTGTGGGTGTATAGTATTAACGTTTCTGCCTTCTATAAATTCGCTGTTTCCAGTGATTTTAAGACCAGGTTGATAGTTATTATCAGTAACAGCATCAAAGAGTACTGTGGGTGTACTACCTGCTTCTGTCGGTACATTAATGTATAACTCAGTGTATGCTTCGCCACCACTATCAACATTATTTACAATATCGATATCTCCAATATATTTTACTACTTTTCGGTATTGAATTTGACCGTTGAGTTGTTCATCTTCTTCTACAAAAAGATCATCTGTATTAACATTACTTTTTTCTAAAGATGTGGCTTTTCTAAATCTTATCGCTCCAGTTTCTTTTAACCATTTAAAAAATACTCGTTCAGCAACAGATTTTTTTTCAGTATTATCATAAGATGGGTTAGATAAAATAGATTGTTCTAAATTTAATGCATAATTTTGTAAACTCTCAGCCCAATTAACGTTAGGGTCACCTTTTAATCCACCATTTGCAATCATACCATCAATAGTATCAAATTGCATATAGTTTTGAAAATTACTAAAAGTAGTAGGATCTAGTCTATCAAAATCTGGTATATTAATAAGCACAAACTTAGAAAAGACTAATCTAAGATTCTCATTATTTAGAGTTTTTGATAAGTCTCTAGCAGCAGATGAAAATGTATAAAACGTTCCTCCATCTGCTTGTGGAGTTTTAATTAAAGGCGTTGTTGCCATTTATGTTTATTTTTTTTATTAAGAAATTGTGTATCCGCTGCCACCAACTACATACCATTCACCGTTACCTGTACCATCATCAATACACAATAAGTGAACAGATTTACCCTTTTCATCTAATTGAATATTAAGACCACCTTGTACAATAATTGCGTTTATAGCCCCTTTAATATCAACAGTACCTGTTGTTGCATCTGCATAAACAAAAAATATTTCTTGACCAATTACACCATCGTTAAGTTCAATTGTAAGAGTACCTGTTGTATTATTACTAACGCGTTCAACCGAATATGCTGGACTTGCTGTACTTGTTCCAACAGCTATTGTCATACTAGGACCGGCAAGAACATCGTTTAATATTTGTGGATCTGTATTATTTCTAATTAAGCCACCATTAAGGTTAATATCACCATTTATTTTAATAGATGTTAATATATCAAAAATATTTCCATTAATGATAAGCTTTGGTGTAAGTAAACCTACTCTGAATGATTCGGTTTTAACATCAACAAGGTTATTTAATGTACCAGCGATAGGATTAAAATATATTTCCATTGCATTAATCTCGCTCTCAAGAATGTTAAAATTGTCATTAAGTACGAGTCTTGACCCTGATAATGAATCTGTTCCAAGAATTTCTGTTACTGATATAGCCATGTTTTGATTTTTATTTTTTAATTAGTTATTTTATTATTAGTATGTTTCTACTTTTTTTATATTTATTCCCATTTGAATCTGTAAGTTCTAATCCTATTTCATACTTACCAGGTTCTTGAAAAAGATAAGTTAAATATTTGCTTTCAAAATATATATCAGCTATGCTAGTGTTAGATGTATTTCTTATAAACCATTTAGGTTTATCTTTGCCACTTATCTTACATTTATCATAAACAAACATAGCCCACGTTAGTTTAGGTAAAGTTACTCCATCATTTATAAATTTAGCAGTAGACCAAGATGGATTGCTAGACGTATGTAGACCTTTTTTATATATAAGGCTATCACAAGTGTCACCTGTATTACCAGTGTCACCTGTATAACCTGTATTACCAGTGTCACCTGTATTACCGGTTACACCTTCACCTGCGCATATCATATTATTATTAACATCAACAACATCAACGCTCAACCAATCACCATACACACCAAAATATCTGGAAACAGCTTGCACAAATTTTTGATTTAGTGCAGCATCATACACTACATTATAAATATACTTATTTATGATTGGATCAATACTTAAATTTAATTTTAATGCAGCCTGTGCTAATGTAGTTGTAGTTTGATCAAAATAAAATGTACCTATGTTACCCTTAATATCAACTATTTTAAGATAACTATTTTCTTCGATTTCTTTAAACTGAAAAAATGCAGGAGAATCACCAGTGATTGATGTTAAATCCCACCAAATATGATATGAATCATTCCATGTACATTTTTTTATATTGTTCCAAAAATACGGACCTGTGAAACTCGTAGATCCATTATTTTGAAAGTTAAGAATCGTAAAATTAGGAGAAGACCCTAAGCCAAAATTATTTAAAATCGCATTAACTCTATCAAGAGATTCATAAAGACTAGGAGTTTCGTCATCCCATGTAACACTAGGTTCAATTGGTAAGTTCCAACTTGAACCATAGTCATCCCAATGCCACTTGCCTTCATTTGCCCATGTGTATGTTTCTTTTCTAGACTGATACCAACCTGAATATTCAACTTCTTTTGATTCCACACAAATAGTATCGGTTTTAACTATAGATGAAATATTATTAAACATATCGTATAACCTCATCTCTACTGTATAATCACCAACATACGGTAATGTTATTGGTAATGTTTCATACTGATTAATAGATCCTCTTACTGATGAAAAATATGAAGGTGATATATCAGTTTCTTCTTTAAATATAGTCCATTCAATTTCACTAAAATTACCTCTCCCTATACTACCCCATGTATATAAAGTTTCGCTAGGATCGTCTATTTTAGTAAACACTGCTCCACTTACTAGAGTTTTAATAACTCTTGTATTTATTTGCTGAGTATTACTTCCAAATATTCTTATTGCATTTTCGGTATTTGATACTGCAATATTTGATATATCTAAATGTAGCCAAGGAGTAATCGCATTACTTTTTAAATTTAATAATTGACTAAATAATGAAGCTACGATGTCATTGTTATTATCACCTGCTTGTGCTGTGTATGTTGCGCCTGTGTTTGTAGTAACATCATTTATTATAAAAACATCACCTATGCTACCACCTTGTGGTCTTAAATCAAATGTATGAAATTTATTTGCGTTTGTTATCTGATTAAATGTCATGTTTACCTCTGACCACGTTACTTTTTCAAAACTCGTATTTTCTAAAACCACCAAAGCCCCTACTGGGATATTCGGTTTATCTGGTAAATATAAAGATGAATAGCCTGCCTTTGGTGTACCTATTTTATTTAGATTTGGTGCATACTTACTAAAATATGAGAAAAATACATCTGCTATTTCGCTAATTGTAAAAGTTTGACCTCCAACTGGCTTACCTAGTACACTATTAACATTTGGTCCAAATGGCGCAACTGGTAAAGGATCACCTTGATTATATTCACCTAAAAGTAAATTTCGAGAAGATGTTTCACCACTTGATGAAACAAAAAGTGGAGCAATAAATGAGTTACAAAAATTAATAACTGCCTCACCTACTATTGCTTCTTGATTAAAACAAAAATCTGTAAATGATCTTAAATCTTCTAAATATATACAAGAATCCGGCGTAACTTTAAAATCAACAGAAATTCCTGCATTTATGTTTCTTTTATCATTTCTACTGATTGTGTTTGTTATAGCAGCAGATCCAAAAAAATCAGCCTCACCTGTAATATCTTTAATGTGAGCGTTTAATGGTAAAAATTCGTTTTCAAGTTTTCTTTTAAGTCCAAATAATTTAATAAGTACTTCCTCTATTGTAAAGTTAAAAACTTCTTCAGTTAATGGCAGATCTTGAAAATCATATTGATTCTCTTTTACTTTATTAATTTTGTAAATTAAGCTAAACATGCTAGTCTTTCTAAAATTCTTATTAGGTAAACTTATAGAGGTATCGTTATAATTAACAGTTGGATCAAATATATTAATAGGATTAGATTGTATGTATTTTCCATATCTAGTTGAAGATTTGTTAACATTTTTCCAAAACTCTTTTACTTGTAAATTGTTATAACCAAAAAACTTAATAGCGTTAATAAGACCTTTATATGAACCAATAAATGGATATATGTTATGACCTTCTAACATTATTTCTTTTCGTTTTCTGTTTAGCTCAACAAAATTTGGTAACTGCTCATTTATATTAGTATCTTTAAAAATTAAGCTATCTTCAGCTGTTATATTATAACCTAAATTTTCAGTCATAACTTTAAGTCTTTCATCTTCACTTATAGTTTCAGCATACACCACAAATTTACCAACAATAGTGCCGGTACATTCATCTTTAATAATTAATGTTCTTTTAAAAGTATTTTCCTCATCTGAATTAATTGTAAAGTTGATTTGAATAACTTCAGATCTAATTTTATCTGTTACAACATAATCATTAATATCAATACTTTGATTTGCATCATAATCCAGTGGGACGTTAATTTCTTCATATTTTACTAATTGCGGTCCTATTTCTTCAACTAATAATGCGGATTGTGTATCTGTAACAAAATCTTGATTAAACTGAAACAAAAAAATATCTTCAGGATCTGACGTTTCCCATTCAATAATAAAATCGCATTCACTGTTACTCTCTAAATTATTAAGCTCATATGAATGAGGATATCCAAACTTTTTTAAATTTGTAGACTCTTGTATAAATTCTTGTAAAATAAATAATTGACCAACTTCAAACAAACCAGTCGATACAGCTGGTAAATAAATATTTCCCATCCACATATCAACAGATTCATTATAATCAAAATTATAATTTTTACCTTCTTTATCAAAAAAATATATATGTTTCCAATAATTCATATTAATTTATATGTTGATAATCTTTAGGTACTGCAAAATTATAATAAATTCTCAAATACTTTACACTGTTAATATATGAAACCATAATAGGATTTAGATAATCGTTAATGAATACAGACAATCTACTGTTCTTAAACATATAAGAAGATAACATTTTAGTCATTAATAATGACGTATAGTCAAAGCCAGTATTTTTAAGCTCCCAATTACTTTCGTATGTAGCTTTATATAAACTAGGATAACCTTTTCTTTTTTCCGTTAAGTATTCCATTACATGTTTTTAATAATTTTTTGTGTAGATTCTCCATCAAGCCTACCAGCATTCATAGATCTTGCATTATTACCTGTTGCTATCGTTGTGCCTCGATTACGTCTTAACTTATTAAATTTATCTTGCTGAGTTTTATTATAAAGATTAGACTTAACCATATCCTTAAAAAACACATTTAAAGAACCTATACTATTTGGCTTAGGAACCTCTTCATATTCGGTATTATTCCTATCTGACCAACCACCTCTAATAACAATAATATCATTAGAATTAATAATAATATCACCAAATTCGTCTAAACCTAATTGCGGATCTTCATCAGGCTTTAGTATAATTTTTTTGTTTTCAATTAATGTTTTTTGATCTGTTGCTGGATCAATACCAAAAACAGGTACAAAATAAAAACCATTTTTAATTGCTTCCTCATTTTCTTTTGATAAGAAAAACAAATTAACAGAATCAACACCCTCTATATCTTCAATCATTGCTATTAAATCAGATCTAGGAACTCTATCTCTTCTATTTACTGTTAAGAAATAATCATTTAATGTTTTTCTTATTGCAACTCTTAGTGCATCTTTATCATAACCTTCTATCCATCTGATAACTACATTTATAATGTATTTCTTAATATCAGGATTATCTATTCTGACTTCAGCTGTTATTACTTGTCTACCACTTTTATTTAATGTATCTATAATTTGAATCTTTTCATCTTCTGTTAACGTGAATTCTTCCAAAGGAACTGAAAAATAATCGGTGTTACTTGATATTTTTTTCTTAATGTCAGGTATTAAAAACAAATAAATAATGTTGTTATCATTAATATATTCATCATCTTTAGTGTTATACGCATTAATAAATGAAAAGAAGTCATACTTGCTTAAATAATAAATATAGTTATTAGGATTTGCTAACACAAAGGAATTACTTTGGTATGGCGCAATTAATCGTGTAAATTCTGGATCTTCACTATCAGAGCCAAGATTAGGATTTCTAATAACATCAATTGATGTTATATCAGTAAGATCAACACCTTCACCTAAAAAATTAGTTCCACTATCTTTAAATTTAATTTCTATATTTTTTCCACCAATATTTCCATTACTTCCACCTGTTATGATATAAGTAACAATAATAATTGATCCAAGTGGTGGCAAATAACCAAATTGATTATTTCCAAAGAAAATGCTAAGACCACCATTTACGCTAGTTTTACACATAAATGTTTTTTCAGACGGGCCCATGTCATATAAAGAGTCAACCTTTTTCCATAGCTGCCCATCAACATTCACTGTTACCATATAGTGATCAGTTAGTTCTTTTGTTGTTAAATTATAACTTTGTAAAGCTTCCCCACTGCCACTAAACGTTTGTGTATTAATTTCACCTTGAATAATTTCAACGTTTATCCAATCTTTATTAGTTTTTTCTAGTCTAATAAAATCACTATCAAATTTTAAGAAATATGATAAACCATTGTTACCAACCTCTAACGCAGCACCGTTAAGTATTTGTACATAGTTTCCGCTAAACGCGTTAGCTGCATTATTATTAAGTCTGAGCGCGATAATTCCTCTAGCTGATATTCCTCTAGTTGGATCATGACCAGTTAATCTCGACAAGCCATATATTGATTCAATATTTCTTGCTCTAGATATATTAAGCTCAGTTGCAACAGATTCAATATAATAAAAAATTAGTTCACCTAAATTTGCAACAACAGTTAATAGCTGCCCAAATGGTGAAGCAGGTGAAAATGCTTCTGACCCTTGCTGATAAGTTTTTTGTAAGTATTCAAAAGAGTCATAAAACAACTCGCTTGCCTTTAATCTAGTTTTGCTAAAAAATGACATTTATATTTTTATTTTTAAAAAAGAGCACCAATTACTCTATTTTGATTTATGTAAATATCAACTAGAGCGCCGTTTCTACTATCAGTTTCAAAAAATGAAACCTTAGTGTTTACTTTGAATCTAATATCGTAATCAAGTAAACAATATGATTGTATTTGGCTACTAATCTTTTGCTCAATAACTGAAGCATTTACAACTAGAGAAAAAACAAGATCTTCTAAGTTGCAGCCAAAATCAGGTACTCCTAATACCTCGCCTTTCCTTGTAAATAGGGCATTTTCAATCTTTAATATTAGTTGAGAAAGACCATCAGTTACTTCTATTATGTTAGGAGAATACTTATTTTCATCTTCACCTCTACTATAAATATCAATTAACATAGATAATGATTCTTTTTAGTATATATATACTCTATTAAAAAATAGCAATTTAGATTATAAAAATTATCCTGTGTAAAAATAATCCAAACCTTCGTCTGCTTTTATCTCTTCAATAATTTCAGTTAATTCATCTTTACCTTCTGATGCAATCATATCATAATTTATTGTAATATTTCCAGGTAAATTAAATGAAAACGTACCTAATATTCTTGCTAATTGTACTTTTGCTTTGGCTATACAATATCTAACAAAAATCTCATCTTGAAATAATGAGCAATCTGGTATAGTGTTGTATATTTGAAAAATACAAGCTCCTTTAGGCAACTCTCCTTGAAATCTAAATTTTCTAGTTAAGCGATTATATGAATATGAAATTTGAGATAACAAAATTTGTCGTGTCATATCAATAAAACTCGAATTAACAACATATGCCATTAAGTTCTCAGATCCTAGACCTGCACCGTATGAATCTGAGTATATAAATTTTTCAATTGAAAAATCAACATCACCAGCTGAAAATGAACTACTACCATAACCACCATCTTCACCTGCAAATCCACTCCACTCAAATACGTTGTTAACAGCAAAAACAGTTGATGGCATAGGTACAATTCCCCTAGAACTATTTACGTTTGCTTTTGATAATGTTTCATTTTCATCTAATATACCCTTTTTAAAGCTATCTTTATTCCATGCAGATGCTGGTAATGCAATATACATTTCCTCAACGCTGTCTTCATATATTTTATAAAAATAATCCTTTGCTCTTGTAATAATTCTCGCTAATTCTTTTTTAGGAACTGTAAATGGTAATTGACAACCAACAGTTAATTCATCATTAATTTCTTTAATTAGCGCGTCTAGGCATGCTATAGATTCCGGACTGTTACAATCAACGTATGGCATATTATAATTTAATTTTTTCTATTTCAATAACTTTAGTGCTACTTGAAATGTTTGCAAAGTTAGTTGCACGACCTTCTTTAAATACACCACCTTCCATGTTTCCACTAAATACACTATGTTTACCAAATATAAATGAGTTGTTAATTTCTACATTTTTGCTAATATAAGAATCTTCTATTTTACATTTTTTACATGTAGTTGATCCAAATAAATTTGATTTAATTATACGTGTATCGCTAATTTCACAATCAAAAATATCACAGTTTTTTATATTACCCTTAATTGTACATTGGAATATATCTACATCAGAAATTTCAAAGCATTGTTTTAAATTAGCATCTTTTATTTGTATTCTACTTGAATCGCTGTCATAATTAATTAGACCACTTTTCATATTAGCTTTTGTTAAAAACTCAAAAATCTTTTCTCTTATTTTTGGATAGTATACCTCAATTATTTGAGGAGCAGTTTTTAAATCAATCATTAAAGAAATTTTTGGATATTTTTCATTAAATTTTTTATATGTTTTATATCCTTGTACTACTTCTTTATGATCTGCTATAACTTTATCTAATTTTGTAAGGTCTTCTTCTGAATATGTAGGGTTTTTTAAAATTTCATATAATGAAGTAATAAAATGCTCAATCATTAAAAGCATTTTTTGATATTCGTTTTCATAATTAGCACCACCTAGATATTTAAACGTAAGATAATTATCAGAAATTGTGTTAAAATTAATTGCGTAATAATCTTCATTAACAAACATATAGTTTTGCCATGAATTTTTACTTGGTGATGATTGAGTCATGCCACCTAGCGGCAGCATAAATTTAATTGATTTTGCATAAATCGAATTTTTTCTATTAGGAAAATTTTCATAAACAAGATCTTCATTAAAATTAAGAACAAACTTACCAATATCTAATTTAGTTATATTAGCAGTAGGTCCTATTTTCTTGTCGTTAAATGAAATATTAACGCCAACAGAGCATCTGCTATTTGTAGAAGCATTCTCTTTAATCCATTTTAATGTTTTAGATAAAATTAATTTAGCTTCAACGAATGGCATGTTATAAGTTACAAAATCAATCATTCCAGTTTCACCCGAAATATCATGATCTAGTGTAAACATTTCTATTTGTGTAGAAATATTGTTTTTTTCATTTTTACCTATCTGTATTTTTTTATTTAATACAGATGAAATACTTTTTTTTACTATTTTAATATTATCTTTAGTAAAAAAATTAAAAGAAAATCCTATTTGCGAAAAATGAATTGCATTAAGTTGTTCATTAGAATACATGTAATATTGTAATTTGTTTATATATTCAAATTACAATATTACATATACCTTAATATGTTATGTTAAATCAACAATAGACATTGCTATTTTTCTTTCAGCTGTATTTACACTATGTATTTTAATAGTTACTATGTCTCCTTTATTTAAAGAAATTTCTTTAAGTTTGGATTTATGAATAAGCCCACTTATACCTTTCTCTAATTCAACAAATGCCCCATAGTTTGTTATTTTAGTAACTGTACCTGTTGTTGTCATCATTGGTTTATACTTTTCGTTAACAATATCCCATAAGTCTTCTTTTGGGCCAGTTTGACTTAGTATAATTTTTTTATCAGATATGATATCTTTTGTCCAAAATTCAATAACATCGCCTGGTTTAATTTCATTTTTATTATATTTTCTTAATGTAATTTCATCAAATTCAGAATTCGGTATTAAACCGGTTAAACATTCATTGAATTCAGCAAATATACCAAACTTAGTTGTTCCGGTAACAATTCCAGTTAATTTAGTTTTAATATTTTCATTAAGATCACTTATTGAACTTGGAATTAATGTTGATAAATATTCTCTATGAGAAACTATAATTGTATTTTTTTCATTTGAATACGATATTGGCATAATAATTAAAGTCTTTCCAATAATTGATTCAAAATCCCATAATTTATTTAAACCTGCTAATGAACCTGGCATAAAACAACTTATACCGCCAACTTCTACCCAGTATCCACCGTTGATTAACTCAATGATTTTACCAGTAAAACCAACTGCTTTATTACCAATAGCTTTAAATATTTCATTAAATTTAACCTCATTCATTGCATCTGATATTGAAGCAATTATTGTTCCATTTGCTAACGTTTTAATCTTAACATCAATATCCATCCCAACTTTTAATTGACTAACTATTTCTTTATCTTCTTTTAATAATGAACAGTACGCAGTAAATTTGGAATCTATATCAATAAGCGCGCTTTCTTTAACGCCATCAGAATTTAAATTTATACGAACAATCTCACCAACAGTAATATACTTCTTTCCACTATCACATAATTTTTTATCATTATTATCTGTGTCGGTTAGTCCATACATTGCTAATGCCTCTAATGCATAGTGTTCATTACATAATATTTTAGTACCGTTTGGTACTGCTACTTTAACCTTTCTTACGTCAAATGGATTTTCGCCAATTTGAATTGAAATTTCTTGTTCTATCATTTTTTTTTATTAAGGTGTTAATTATAGATTATATATTACCTTTATTAATTTAAATATTTTACACACAAATTAAGCATTTGTTTCATTTAAATAATTCCAATAAACGGTAATGGTGGTCCTGCTATTGGGGATGGTGCAGCAGGAATAAGGCCATTAAATACACCGGTAATTTTAAGTAAATGTTTAGAATATGCAAGAACAAGACCTGTAATAAACACATTAAACGCAACATCTTGGTTAAGTTCAGTTTGGGCGATAAAAAATGCTTTTGCTAAATCTTGCTTAAGAGAATTTGGATCTCCGGGTACGATAACGGTATACCCGGCTGTTGCCGATATATATCCAGGTGGCGTTACAGAAGGTGTGAAGGTTTCAGTTAACCATTCTGTGCATATTGCTACAGCTAATGGTTCAAAAATAGACTCAATTTTATCATTAGATGAACTTTTATTAGCATTAAAGTTGTTGCCTTTATAATCCGGTGTTAATTCTATAGTTTCATTAGACAGCTTAGTAAAAACATCAGTATATGCTCTTTTAATATTGTCTTTATTTAAACCACCTGAAACTTTACTTAATGACAATATAATAGTTGCTGAAGTAATGGCATTAATATATTCAGTAGCATGTAATTCTGCTAAATCTGAAATAGTGATTTCATTAGGAATACCTAACGATTTTTTCATATTACTTTTAAAGTTAACCCAATTAGCTGGCATAATTATTTAGTTTTCGAAACTTTACTTAACGTAGATTTCATTGATACCACCGGCTTTGAACTTGGTCCCGCTGGAGTTGGGTGAATATGATTATCAAAAAGTGTAGCAAAAAGATCTCCTTTTATTATTGATTCGCTTGCACCTCTGCCTAATTCAATATTAGGAGAATCTATTATAGCTTTAGAGCTAGCAGTTATATCTGCATTTGCACAATTTACAATAATATCTTTACAATTAATTTCAGTATTATCTGTTGTATTTATGATTAGTTTAGCAGTGTGAGTAAATGTAATATTTCCATCATTTAACATTATAATACTATCACCGTTTGCATTAATTATTTCAATACTGTTGTCCGGTTTTATATTAACTTTACTTGAACCCATTACAGTTGTATAATCTAACATTAAACCAACCTCTTCAGTAAAAAAAACTTTTATACTTTCACCGGCTCTTTCGTTTACAACTTTTTCATTACCACCACCAGTCAAACCAAATGCAGTATCATAAATAAGAACATGGGAATTTTGATAAGAATTTTGTATTAATTCTATAAGTTCAGCTGATGGATATACTGACTCATGATACACTGGAGAATAGTAAGTTCCATTATCAAAAGTTACTCTTACAAAAGTACCTAATTTCGGTACTGAAAATGTACCGCTTCCACTATTGCTTCCACCTGATGATGCAACCGATGGCCTCGCCCATGGTATTGCTTCAATTGGTAAAATATAATCACTAGTTATGTCTGCTTGATCAATTCTTTGATCCATTTTACCTAACACCCTAACTTTGCATCGACCTTCAAATAGATCATCATTATTGTTTTCAACAATACCAATCCACTGCGTTGCTAATAAATTGTCACTTTTTAAATCCTTTGAAACTATCTTCATTAATTAAATACGTTATTAGAAGTTAATGGTGGTGGCCCTGATGGCCCTGAGCCAAAAACATTTGATGATCTTAGTTGTAAATTATTTCTAGGTACTAATCCAGCTGTTACATTACCCGCAGTTAAAGAAGAACTCGGTTGATCAACACTGCCTAAAATATTATCTCCTAATTTAATATTGCCACCGTTCCCACCACCTGATCTATTTTGTAATAATGCCCCGGACACAATATTAGATAATGCACCTGGGTTTTGCAAACCTGCTATAATTTGATTTCTTAAACCAAAGGCATTACCAAATAATAAGCTTTGTGCAGCTGCTGTACCGCTTGATGCTGCTCTATTTGCAAAAGCTTCCCCTGCCTTCAATGCTTGATTTTTTGTAGCGTTTTTAACAGCATCACCTAATTTACCACCATGTTGGTTTCTAGCAGAATCATTAAGTTCTTGATCAATTCCAGAAAAATCTGATATTATTGAAATTTTACCAAACTTAAATTTCATACTAGTCGTAGTCATGTCAGCACCACCTAAATTAGTAACATTTTCAAAAACTTTGCCACTTTGTGACAAAATCCATTCGCAATCTTCTAATTTGAAAGTAATCCTTGATGTATTTTCATTTAGGAATCTATCAACATCAGTTGCTTTTCCTTTATTTGTAATTATAGATAGTAAAGAGGCAGCAGCTTTAAATCTTCTAATTTCATAAACATCAATATAAATTGAAAAATGCTTTAAGTTATTAGGAAGAACCATTCTTCTATATTCAACATCAAGTACTGCTGCTTTATAAAGATTAAACAATGCACTTATTTTTAAATCAAGAGCTTCTAAGCAGCCTATTGTAATACCATCTTCATCAGCTGTTCCCTGAAATGGATCTATTATACTTAATGATTTGGTCCATGCTTCTTCTAAACCATTTATGGTTTGCCAATAGTATGGTCTAAACTCATTTACTTCGCGTAAACCTTGTGTAAACATTTGTAAATAAGAAGCTCTAGTTTTTTCTCCAACTTTCATAAGATAGCCAAATGCAGACTCTCCGCCTGCAATATTAGGGTCAGGTAAAGGTTGATTATTGTCTAAAGTATTTTTACTATTACTCTTAATCAAAGATCCTATTACTGCATCAGATAACGGTGATTCAGATGGAGGCTTCATTGGATCTCCTGTCGTGGCACCATTAAATAATGGGCTTAATATATCAAATCTTAGTGAAAAGCCAAGATACGTTGGATCTTCTAAGCTAGTTACACCATTACCACCACCTGATACTGTTTTGCTGGGTTGCACAAATCTTTTAATCACATCACTAGAAGGTTTTCTTGCAAACCTGTCAAATGCTTCTTCTCTAGTACCTGGTCTTGAATTACTATTTATAGTTGAATCCTTTATCATCCTGTTATTTCTTTTATGTAGTTGGTGTTACTTCCCGTCTACGTAAATGTAATTTTTGTTTTAATATACCTGGTGCTAATAAAGTATATTCAAAGCCAGTAATTACATAAAATCCACTTAAATATTCGTTTAAAACACCGTTATTTGATGTAACCTCATTTTGTGAATTATCTTCGTTTTCTGTTCTTCGTTGTGATCCTTCTGGTATATTCTCATCATTACCAGGTCCTGTTAAAACACTTTTAACACTTTGTGAGTATTCTAGTATTTTACAATATATCCTGCTATATCTCAATATTGAAGGATTAACGGAATCTAATTCAATAACCATACCAGATTTATTAATTTCAGCTAAATTTTGATAATTAAGAATTGCGCTGTACATATAATTAGAATGTACATTATCACCTTGTGTGCCTAAATATTTATATTTAACTTGATCATTGCGAGGACCTTCAACTTCACCGTTAATTAGTCTTCCTTTCGTTATCGGTATCATACCGGGTGTATCGTTAACAATAGGATCTACAAATTCGCTAATAAATTCCTTTGCGTTTAAATCAAAAAATTGTGAGAATCTTTTATATCCATTATTTTTACTTATTTGCCCACTATTATTAATTTGTTGATATGTAGAAATGTACATAGAACTACCCTTTAATACTAAATCATTAGTTAACATGTACGGTATTGTTGGATCTATTTTAAGAGGATCACCTGATCCCATTGTATCTGTTGCATTAAATGAAAACCCTAGAGTTTCTTCTAATGCAGTATCTTGATCAAATAATTTATTTACATCAACTAATGTTAAATAATAGTATGGATCAATATATGATGTAAAAAAGGAATCATCATTAAGATATGTATTTGCTACAATATCTTGTATAAATTTCATTGATGTATCATATGGATTTGTCCATGTTTGACTATCATCAGTATTATCTACATTAGATGCATAACCAAGCTGAAGATCTTCTGCTATATTTAATAAAGCATCCCAACTATTACCAATTTTAAATTCAACCCTTTCGGTAAAAAGATTTGGAATATTCATTCTACATTCAATCAAAAGCTGACTAGATGAGTCGGTATTACCCCCACCCCCTAATGAAATTATATCTTCAACCGTAAAATCTATTCTAATTGGTTTAAATGTAGTTTCTTCACCAGCAGATCTTATGTAAACTTGAACAATGTCTCCATCTTTTGGAAAATGTCTAGCTGTAAATAAGCCATCTCTATCAAAAAAAGAAAATCTACAAGTAGGATAAAACCCAGTACAGTTAAGTTCAAACATAATAAGTCTATCACCTTGTACATCATATTGATTAACTCTGATAATAGGTATAATGTTAGTAAATTTAGAAGGCGGTTCTTTTACGCTTGCACCATTTGAATTTTCAGTACCGCTCTCAACATCGGGTATTGCCAACTCATCTAAAATAATAGTTGGCTCAATTATAGTTAATATGTTTCTTTCTATTGCAGACATTATAAATTATTGTTGAGTGTATTTCTAGATGGTAAATTTGATCCTAATTTAATTTCGCCTGAATTAAATAATTTAGCAGATTGATTAGGTTGTAGCATATTCGGTAAAATTGGTGTATTTACACCTGATTTCTTTTCTTTTGCCTTTTGTAATAATCTTTGTATTCTTGATTGATCTTTTTGCGATTGTCTGCCAGTATCTGTATATGGCTTTATTGCCGGCGCAGGTCTAGACGCAGTGTTAGGTCTTTGATATACAAGATCAGGATTTCTTAAATTTGGTATAACTAAAACATCTCCTTCTTGTATAGAAAAAGGATTAAAAATATTGTTAATTACACAAATTGCATCAATATTTTCAGATGAACCAAAATAAATTTCTGATATTTTATCTAATCTACCTACTTGATCACTCATTACATAATGCAATGCTTTAACTCCTAAATCTGCATCATAAATAAATGATGGAGCTGTTAAATCAAAATAACTTTCTCCTGTATTTTCATCAACTAATTGATTTTTTAATGTTAAAGATTTAATATTCATCGTTGTTTGTTTTATGAATCAACCATCATTGAAATGAGGTTTGATATGTATGCTGCATCAACACCATTGTCATTTTCTGCATTGAATTTTTTAGTTCCATTTCCAGGTTTCGTATTACTTATTACAGTATCTGATTGCTTAGCACCTGCTTCTTTAGATTGTAGCTTTTGTAGATTAGATTTACCTGCCTTTACAGATCCGTATGTTTTGACGTCAACTCCTGCTAAATTTAAAATATCACCTTCATTTGCAACAGATGCATATATTCGTCCACGACCTGCATTAAACATGTTTTCAATGTCACCTTTATCTCTAGGCTTTCCATGTTTTAAATCAATTTCAAACTTAACATCCATTGGAAAGTCATCATAGCCTAAACCATTACCTAACGTCATTATAGTGTTGTCGCAATACATATTACCCATTGAAACAATAGGATTAAGTGGATTCCCAACAGTGATATGCCAATTACCTGTAGGTTCAGCACTAATTAAAGCAGCCGTTGCGGTACTTCCGTTTATCGCACCCATATTATCACCTAGAAAACCACCCAGCATATTACCAAGACCAGTTGTAGCTAATTTTTTAATTCCATCAAGTATGTTAAATCCTCCATCTCCGCTCCCAAATAAACCTTTGAATCCTTTATCTACGTCTTTAACAACACTGCCAATGTATCCACCAAAATCACCCTTTCTTAATAAACCCATATTTCCAAAAGTACTAGCGACATAACCTGCACTTCCATAATATCTATGGCCACCTCCAAAAAACTGAGCATTATTAGTTGTCATTGTTAGCATATTGCTAATAATATCAATCATTGCAATTTTTGGATTAATATAGTTTAAAGATTTAAGTTCATATTCAAATGCTAATTTAATATCATTTTCAAATTTAAGTCCAGTATCTCTAACTGTAGTTTGATCAACTACGTTAACTGGCCCTATCACAAAATTTGCGTATGTAGTACCAAATCTATCACCTCCTGCATCAGGATTGTTTTGGGCTCTAAATTTAGCTCCTGGTGATACCCCCTTTAAAGCGTCTGCTGTTGCTCTTCCAACTGCACCAATCTTATTATAAAAAGGTTGTGATGTATAACTATTTTTATTACTTTCAACAGACTCCATTTTAGATTGAATGTCTTTCCACTTTAAGCCATACGTAAATTTAAGAATATCATCTAATTTATTTCCTGCAGTTTCACCTAAGTAAGTAACTGCAGTAACACCAGCAACCTGATTAACATCAGCTATTTTCTCTGTAGATTCTACAGAATCTGGATTTTCATTATATTTAACACTTAAATCAAATATATTATCATTAACAGGTGTTGGGAATCTACGTAATGTAATTAAATGATTGACTGGAATTTTTCTATAATACTTAAGATACAAAAAATCTTGAGCTCTATATCCAATTTTAGGATAATTATTTCCAAAAAACTCAATAAGTTTAGTTATTGAAACATTACGAGCCCCTTCACCTCCCATTAATTCATTGTTTGGGCTGTCTTTATAATTATCAAACGGCATGTCAGTATTTAAATTACCATACAAACCTCTAAAATTAAATAAAGCATATTCATTAAAAATAGATTTAGGTATTGGTGCACTTAAACCTTTAGCGACAGTATAAACATCTGCCTCTGCTCTGCTGCCATAAAAAGCTTGAGACATTCCATGTTCTACATCAGCGGCAAATCCAGATGATTCACCACTAGAAAATCCTATTGTTCCAAATTGACCATTATCTGCCATTCCATTGTACACTTATTTTAGTATTAGAATTGAATTTATTTAACATATACTACGATCTTTTTTAGTATATATTTAGCTTAAGCTTTTTAGATATTTATTAATGTCAATATTTGACTTTTCAAATTTATCTAACCAACCTCGCTTAAATCTAACATCAAATTCATTTACGCTATCTAGAGATAATAAACCCTTAAAAAAAGGTCTTACTGAACTTTCTCTTATTTCTTTGAAATTTTTTGAAATAATATAAAACTGCACTTTTTCAAATAGTTCTTTTAAATCTATTTTAGTTTTTGTACACATCACAGATTCAGCTATAACGTAATATCTGGCATAATCGGTTTGATTAAATCTATCCTCGAGAGACTTTGTTGTATTAAAATCTTCTTTTTTTAATGGCATTGGTCTTGCCCGATCACTAAAATTATAACGGAATTTCATATCAAAAAAGTTCGTTTTAAGGAACTTCATATTATCATACATTTTGATAATTTTTATTTTGTATAAAGGATTAACAGGGTCCCATTGCGTATCAATAATAATACCCTTTACTGGTAACATTAAATTAGGTTTACTATATGATGAAAGTAAACAATACACATACTCGCCTTTTGTAAAAATTCTGTGAGCTTTCATTATATAGTAATGTCAAAGTCAACAGCTTCACTAAACAATTCAACAACACCATCTAAATTAGTGTCAGGTGTATAGAATATTTTGTAATTAATTTTTTTAGTGGTTAATGTTTTTATATAACTCTTAATACCATTGATTGTAATTTCATCTAATGTACCTAATACATAGTATACATTTTGTGTAGTTGATCTACTTAAAATAAGTTGAAGATGTTTCATTAAGTAAGAAGAAACTACTGCATCTGATGGTTCAAGCTGAAGATAATCATTTTTAGACAGCTTATTATAAACGTCCATATAATTTATGCATTCAATACTTCTTGGTATTGAACCTAAAAATGTTTTAATTTTTACTGCATCTTTGGAGTATACGAAATAAAATTCTAAAGTTTCTTCCATTTTTTTAGTAGTTGAAGCTCGGCCTCAATTTTTTTTATTCTAATCTTTATAGCTTCATCACTTGGGCGATAAGAAGAGCCCCATTCTTTTTGTATGGTTATAACTTCATTACTAAATTTGTTACCTAGATTAATTCCTAAGTCTCCGCATAAATCAAAAAAGAAGTTAACAACATAATTAAGTTTATCATTAGGCAGTTCTTCGTAAACTTCAGTAGTTGTCCATTCTTCATCCCCACCACCATGATTACTATCTATAGTTTTTTTTATTAAACCATTACTTGCTGTCTCTAATATAACTTTGAACATATGTTATCTGGTATTATTATTTCTAACTTGTTTAATTAAATTTCTTGCAATTTTTTTGTCATTATGATAATTATCGCAATCTTTTACTGATAATATTGCATAAGCCTCTCTAAGTTTGTCAATTTCTTGAGAAGAATAACCCTCATTTTTCCAACCCTCTATCATTGCTAATTCTCGCTCCTCAAACTGTTCTGACTTAGATAGCTCAAAGGCTTCTTTATTTATATCATACATTTGATTACCTATCTTAGCAGTTTCTTTTGTAACTTCAACCCATTTATTAAAAGGTAGTTTACTTTTAGATTTTAACACACCATGGTGTTTCATTGCATTTCTTCTTTCTTTGCGAGTAGGTATTCTATTCATAATATCTTAATTATAGTTGTTATTTAATATATATATTGATTGATTTTTATGCAGTTTTAAATTTATCAATAATTAATTGTTCTATTGAATCTCGTAAAGCTTTCTTTAAAATTTCTTTATCTATTTGATTTGATATAAATGAATCTAATTCTAAGAGTACTTCATCTGAATCGAACGTCATACTTATTATGTTAAAAATATCAGCTGTTGGTATCTTTATAGAAAAATTAAGATTTAAATTAACTTCATCTGTTTTCTTTTGTTTTGCAAATAAAGTTTTTATCGGATTGTCTTTGATTTCTTTTTGTGAAATTATATGTGGAACTTCAGTTTGATTACTACCAGTAAAATCTAAAAGTTCACCAGATACGGTAATCATAAACTCATCAATTAAATCCGTTGCAATTCTAGATCCGCTTTTAAAGACGGTCCAAACGTTGTCTTGTGAATCTATTGTTTCAGGATTTCCTATTTTATCACCTTTAATCCACTGTAACTGTTCTGCTGACTTAACACTATTATTCATTGTTTTATTTTTATATCAAGATATTTTGATTAGTTTATTATATACAAAGATCGTATTTAATGGTTCTACACAAATGTAGTGTTCTAAATTAAATGACTATTAACTCTTTATAAGTTAGCTAGTTGATCTTCTTTATTGTTCTTTTGCTGTATTAAGTCTGATAAAGTTTGAGAATTCAGCGTATAAATTGGCATATTTAATAAATAGTTATAACTTCCAGTTATTTTAACAAATTCATTTTCTTCAAGATAACTAATAATATTTGGTAGTGGTGTAGTGTTAATATTTATAGAGTTATTTACAATGTTTTCTATAAAGCTTATTCGGTTCGCTAAAACAATTATTTCTTGCTTTAGTGTTAAAATAAATTTTTCTTTTTTAACTTCATAATCATTTATTACAGTTGTAATAGGCTGTGATCCCGTTGGTCCTGTATTTATTTCTTCAATTACTGCATTGCTACTATTAAGCATACTGGCTTTTAATTTGCTTGAGTACACTGTAATTTCACCCCAGTTTGGTACTGCATATAATGGAGAATATGAACCTGTTACAAATATTTTTTTTAGTTCAGCATAAGAATTTGAATAGTCTTTAACTGTTTCATTAATAAAAAGTATTTGTCTATTAATCAAAGAGACTCTTTGGCTATTTCTACTTTTATCAAATTGAGAACCTGCCGTTAATGTATTGCTGCCAGTAATATCAGATATTTTATAGTTTGTAGTAAAATTATACAAATCACTAATACCATCAAATGCTATTATTGAACACAATACACTAATGTCGTTATCGTTTACTACTCTATAATTCAAGTTAAAGTATGAGTCTACTTGTGTAATATCTTCATATGTAACAAATTCATAATTTATCTTATCCCAAAACTTAATCTTAATATTAGACACTACAATTCTATTCTTTTTAAGATATTGTAAAAAATCCAATATTAATTTAAATGATAAAGCTTCAAACATTAAAGTGTTGTTTTGTGATTATATATTTAAATCTTTATGCAACACTTTCATAAAATCACCAAAGGTATGCTCACCAAAATTATTTTTTAATATTACACCAACTGCTAATGCAAAATCAGTATAACTCATAGAATCATCAATTTTAATCATTGCTTTATCAATTTGCGTTGATAGCTCATTTGATTTTTTTGATTCACTGATTATATTTAAAAACTCTTTGAATAATTGTAAATGTTTCATAATCTGTTTAGTTTATTTTAAGATCTTTTTAATAATTTGTTTACACATAGGTTTTACCACTTATTGAAATAAGTTGTTTGATACGCACAAGTGTACTTACTCTGTTAAAAACACTTTAAGAGTTTGACCGTCATCCTGAAACTGTAATTCAATTTCGCTAAATGATTTATTAACATATGATCTTCCATCTCTGTCAATAATTTCAATCCGAGTGACTTTGTTTAAATTATATCCCATCTTAATTTATATATCAGTTTAATATTTAGTAATATAATAATTTCTTTATATTTCCATGCTGAATACCGCAATCTTTTAATATTGAAAGGTGGCTTAAGTCACGGTATTCAGTAATCCAATAAATATGTTTAAATCCTGCATTAACTAAAACTTTTGTACACATTTTGCAAGGTGATAAAGTTAATATTATAATATAGTTTTCAGGATCATATTCCTTAAATTTAGCAATCATGTTAATTTCTGCGTGTATAAAACCACTCTCGCCTGGTTCTAGTGATTCCTCTTCAGTTCCAGTTAACTCATTTATTAAGGCACCACTATAAGACCCATTATAACCAAAACTAGCTATTTTACTAAAATCTTTTTTTAAAGCAATACATGCAACTTTTGTAGTAGACGCATTTGATAGTGTTTTAATATTATTTAAAACCTTAATAAACGTATTAATTTTTAGGTTTAGTTTTTTGTTTTTATCTACCATATCACTATTGTATAAAGTTCATGTTATCACATCAATTTTAAATTAAATTAAGTTATGTAATAATTAGTGTCGCTTTATTTTAAACTTATTAAAAGCAATCTATTGCATATTAGACCTAACAATCTCTACCGTTTTTATATATATGCTTTATGACTGGAAACCTTAATGAATACCCCCCATTTTGATTTTCAGTTTGCTCAAAATATTGTATGCAAACAGTTTTACCAATAAGCTCATCATGTCTGTTTAGATAAAACTCACGCTGTTCTTTTGAAAAACCAGATCCTACAGATACTCTACAACCCTTATGCTCAATGATAATACTACTTAAGCATTCTTTTTCAATTTGCTGCCCATTCTCAGTCCATCTAATAGATCCGTTTATACATTCCAAAACAACATATTCATCATCATAGAATTTTTTTACTTTTAGTAAATTATTTGATCTCTTACCTTCGTATGAAATATTTTTACGAACCATTATACCTTCATAACCACTAATCTCAGCATCTTTAACCATTTCAGTAAATTGTTCTTCAGTTTTTAATAAAACTTGATCAACTATATTTAACGTAGTATAGTTGTTATTTTTTATTAAATTTGAAGCTTCATAATTTTGACGGTCTGATAATTTAGTAATGCCTTTATGATTATCAAACTCTTCTAAAGTAAGGCAATCAAAAATTAAAAACTTAGGGTTTTCAATAGTATGTCCCTTTTTCCGTATTTCTTTCATAATACCTTGGAAGTCTTCTGTACCGTTTTTATTAACAATACAAATTTCCCCGTCCAATATAAAATTACCAGGAATCTGTTTCAATTCAGCAGCAACAGAATCTAAGGTTAAAAATTCATTACCATTTCTTGAATAAAAATTAATTGAATTGCCTTCTTTGCGACAGATACATCTAACCCCATCAAGTTTACGAGAACCAAACCATTCTTCATTTATAAAGTCAACTCGAGTAGGAGAATATGGTAGAGCTAAAGCTACTTTAAAAACCGGAACAATATTAGGATGTACTTTAAGTATTGAATTAATAGATGCACCCATACGAAGATCACGATCTAATATGATATGTATTAAATGCTGTAACTCAATTGGTAATTTATTTACGAATGAATTCACTGCATAGATAGCAGCATGTCCAGTGATATTGCTTTCTGCTAAGTCATCTAATAAATCAAAAATATTAGAGTATACAGTTGTAGGTAATACTAAACTAGAATTCTTTTTAAGTATTTTAGTGTGTACACCATATCTTTTAAAAGGATTATAAGTATAGTAAAAAACTTTTTTTAAAAACTCATTAGCAGAATACTTGTGTAATGTTAAAATTTTGTAATTACCTGATGAAGATTCGTTCATTTCAGTTATGAATGAATCGAGTTGTCTTAAGTCTTTGATTAAATTTTCCATATTCTTTTTTAATTATAGTACAAATATAATACTTTTTATTAAGAATTGAAAATATTTATTACAATATTTTTTTTATTTTAAAGAAAGTCACTAACAATATAAAACTTCATGAAATCGTATTAAACGATTTCAAAACACAGTACGTAAATACTACATAGTTTACAAGCCATGCAAAAACAGTAAAACAGTTGTTCCCATTTTTTTGCCTTTCTTACATAGGCAGTTCCGACCGTATCTTCCTTTCCATTATGTTTGTAATAAACAACACCAAAGTCATTATCTACTCTGTGTGTTTTGAATATACGTGGGAAGTTTACCGCACCCTTAAATCGGTCAGAAACTAATACATCTCCTACGCAAAACGATCTATCTAAGTTTTGTGATTTAATCATAATTTTTAGTTTTTAAATTCATTTCTTTCATCTAACGCCTTTTTTACGTCTGCGATTAAAAGTAATTCATTTTCATTTAGATTTTTTGGTAATTCAATTAACACATTAATATACAAGTCACTAAATTTGTCTAACTTATTATAGATAGGAAATCCCTTCCCCTGAATTCTTAACATTGTTCCATTTTGTGTACCTTGTGGAATTGTAAAATTAATTTTTTTATCAAATATATTTATAAAAGACTTGCCACCTAGTATTGCATCAAACACACATATTTTATGTATTTTATGAAGCCCTTTATTATCAATCATGTAATCCAAATGATCTAATATAATAATAGTAAGTATTAGATCACCGTTTAATTCGTCACGCGTACCCTTTTGACCTAATCCCTTTAGCCTTAATCTCTGACCGTTAATAATGCCAGGTTGGATTGTTACCGAAATTGATTTTAAACCTAACCTTACTTCTCGCTTTACTCCGAAATACGCTTCATCTAAAGTTATATGTATTTGTGACGTAACATTTACACCCTTTGTGTTTTGATTCCAGTTATAAGCTGTATTAAAGTTATCAGCAAAACTATTGTGTCGAAAAAACTCGCTAAACATGTCATCATTGAACACATTCTCCATTGAAGAATCTAATTTTAATTTTGACCTTTTTATAGGATCGTTTATTATTTCATACGCATTTGAAATCTCTTTAAATTTTTCATCATCACCGTTATTTCTATCTGGGTGAAATTCTAATGCTAACTTACGGTATGCTTTTTTGATTTCATCATCTGTTGCAGATGAGTGCAATCCTAATGTTGTATATGGGTCTTTCATTTCCAAAATAATTGAACTAAAATTAATGATATTGCTAAACCTAAAGATACAATAGTTTTTAAGTTTATGCCTTCTTTCATAAGAAAATGTGTTAATATTGTAAACACTAATATGCCTACACCAAAACTAAGAAACTTACCTGGCCAAATTAAATCATTAAAATATATGTATGAAAAATATGTTGCTTTAATAAAAATATAACTTGCAACCCCACCTAATGTAAACGAAACTAATATTGGATTGTTTTTCCACCACGGCCAAATAAATTGCCCGTTTGATTGAACCCATATTATTATTTGACCTAGCATAATAAGAAAGAAAGCCTTAATTAAATTATTCATTGCTGTAATATTTATAACCTTCTCTTTCTTTAAAATCAATCCAATGATCAATATATGTTGCTATAATCAGTGAAGACTGTTCAATTCCAGTTTTATTAGATCTTGCGATGTTCATAAACCATTGATTATTTGTGTAACCTTCATTTTCCCACCATAACCAAATTTTTTGTCTAGATTTAGGTTTCTGCATATAACATTTATTCCACTCTTTTAAACATTTAATAAATTCTTCTTTACTAATTTCGTTGTCTTTAATCATGCTTAGTTATATGATATTAACTTTATTTTATTAAAGCTTTGATATGTTTTTTATTTTTTGCTTAGTTAATCTTTCTTCAAGTTTAGATTTTTTTTCTTGAATTTTATTAAAGCTATCAATTTTTTTTGCGATATTTTCTAGAGCTAATATTAGTCTTGGTATATCAGCCTCATAAAATTTGCGGCCTATCTGAGTTTTGTCAAAATCTTTCATAATCTTTATTATTATATACCGCTATTAAATAAAGTTTATTTTTGTTTTATTGAAAGATAATTAATAGTTGATATATAAATAAAATAAAAAAATAAAAATTATGAATATTTACGAAACCTTTACTGAATTTATTAACTCTCTACAACCTGGGGATACTTTAAATGAAGCCTTTGGCAGTAAAATACTAGCCTCTGTTCTAACTAAACAAGGTAACAACAACAACAAAGAGTTAGCTAACACTTTTTATTCCACAACTAAAATAGCATTAGACAAAGTACAAGATGAAGATATCATTGTTACAACTCCTGCTGTTGCGTATAAGCAAAAATCGCCAAACACTATTATGTTTTACGTTTCCGATAAAGAAAAACCAAATAAATACGCTAACGATAATTCTTTTAGAGAATTCGGTGTTATACCAGGTGGTGGTTATTTGTTAGCAATTGCAAGCGGTGAAAACATTTTTTATGTAGATTCATGGCGCAGAAGCGGGAAAAGGACCTTAGAATTAAAAGACAAGTCTAGGGGAAGGGACGCAAATGGCATTGATGTAGGCATTTCTAAACAGAATGCAGGATGGAATGGAACTGGTCTTATTAATGTTAAAAGAATTGCAGAAGTTGCAGATAGAGCAATCATACTTGATATAAACCTGTTACAACAAAAATACTCAACTGATAGTAAAAGAAACGACAGATATATTGCCCAAGGCGGGGCAATTGCATTTGTGTCTGATGAAGATTTTAAAGAAGAAAACATGTCAAGATATAGCGAGATTCTATCTTCTAAAGCGATGTCTTTACCATTAGATAAAATGGTATTAAAAGCCATCGATGAATTAGCAGAACAAATGAAAGATGGAGTTACATCTGGTAACAAAACTAAATTTGGCGAGATTTTAATTGGTGTAGCACCAAATGGTCGCGAAGTTAAAGTAGGAGATGCTTCATACCTCATGAGAGGTATATTAGACGATTATGCTAGCTATGTCAGATATTCTGCTGATACTGCGGATGCAATTGCTCGATTTGGAGAAGCCCCAGCATTTTATGCCAGAGAGGTTAAATCTTTTGCAAAACAGACAGTAGATAAAATTAAACAGATTAAATCATTTAGTTATGCTTAGTCACGGCTGTTAATTGAAAAATAAAACAAGTATGAAACATATAAAACTATTTGAAGATTTTATACCTCTTGGCTTTGGTGTTAGTACAATGTCAACGTATTCATTAGGAGCAACTCCTAATATTAATACCGGATATAATATGGCTTCTGTTGTTGGTTCAGTTATGAAATTAAGTGAGCAAATAATAAAAGAAGCCTCTGTTTATGAATTAAATGATAATCCTAAACATACAGCAAACGAATATTTATCAGAAGCTAAAAAAAGCATTATTGAAATTATTGAAAATACATGCGAACAGTATTCAATAACAAACGAAGCAGCGGATTATATTTATAATCCGACTGATCATGCAGAAAGATTAAAGCGTAGAGAAAAACAAAACATAGAAAGATTTAGAGCTGCACAAGATCGTCAAGATAATTATGCTATCTCTTTGTATGAACTAAAAATTAAAATAGATAAAATTGATTTAGAAAAGATTAAAATATTGGCAGCAATAAACAATCTTAAAAAACAAAATAATAAAATATAATTAACATGGCTTCCGAAGAAAATCCAAACCTATATAAAATTAGACATTATAAAGGAACTGTTGCGGATTTCAAATCTTATTGGGATGAAAAAGCAGGGACTAATACTAATGCGTTTAATACTCCAGCATATCAAGACTTCAATAATGTTCATCCTACAAGGGGCTCTCAACAAAGCCCACATTTGAAAGATAACAACGTATTAGAACAAGATAATCAAGATCATGAAGTAAGCATGGCTCAAAAACTATTAACTTCATTAATTAATGATTCATTAAATTTACAAGAAAAAATAGGAAAGCAGGAAAAAGACATACCTGCATGGATTCAAGATCATATATCACAAGCTTATAATTATTTAAAGCAAGCAAGTGACGGTTATCATGAACTTTAATTTCTAATAGCAATTTTTTCTTTTTCAATTACGTTTTTTATTGTATTTATATAATTAGGATCCTCTGCATAACTAGTGGATAGATACTGAAAATATTCATTTTTAGATCTTATTTTTGATAAGTATCTAGATTGATAAAAGGCGTAATCATATACGCTTTCTCTCCAATGATTATAGTACGCATGATTGTATTGTGTTCCTTCTGCCGTTGTGATTCTCATCTTAGCCTCTTTCATACCAAAGAGGTTATTATTTTCTAAAAATATTTTACTTCTCCATTTACCAGTCTCAACTGTAGATTGTGCTAACACAATATCTGGGTATTTTACATTAAGATCGTTTAACATTAAAATTAGCTTTTCCTTTGTAAAGGTATCAGCTTCTCTAATTAACACTATTTTTTCCATTTCGGTATATTCTATTATGTTACTTGCATTACTTGTTTTAACAAAATGTGTACCAACATTAAACGATGTAAATGACACTATAGATATTACACAAATTAATATGCATATAGTTTTAAATATATTCAACTTGTAAAAATTGAGCTGTACTTTATCGTAACGGTATATCATAATTATGTTTTTATAACTGTTAAAGTTTTAATTCAAATCTCTCATTCATTTTATCTATTACATGAGTTGGTACATTATGCGCATTTTTACCGTTGTGTCTATTTTCAACAATGAGTGAGTATACCATATATCCGAAATCTTTTGCAAGATCCATATATTTAGTCATTTCCCACTCTTGTGTAAATGTATTTGAAACTACTATTTTAGTTTTATCATTAGACATTAAGCCAAATACTGAAGTAGAGCACCATGAGTGCGCATCCTTTATTTTAGTTGCATCAAACATATATTTACCATCTATCATAAAATACATATCTGCTTCAATATGATGCCCACCAATTGACTTTGCTAACGTTGACTTTCCAGCACCTGGTAGCCCTCTTAACAAGTATAATTCTTTCATAATTTTATTGTTTAATAGTTATAATCTAAACTCCATTTTAACCACAAAATAGAATTGCATCTTAATTTCTTGCTTATTTCTATTGTAGGTATTAAGAATAACGATTCTCCTGAATTCCAATTGAATTCAATCTCTATTCTCTCCATGTTCTTTTTTATTAGTATCATATCTTAATTGTTTTCGTGAGTTGATTGTTTCTTGAATGTTGGTAATAACCTCATGCCATTCTTAAAGATTAAATCTAAAAATCCAGGGACAACCTCATCTACATCCATTAATAATCTAAAACTTCTAACAGTATTAAATTGGAACATCTTTGCGATTTCTTCTCTGATTCTTTCGCTACTTACAGTTAATTCTAATTTCTGTAAGATATTTGGTTGTTGCATTGCTTCCCATAAATCATTTGATACTGTGAAATCCTTTGTGATTATGAATCTTAACGCTCTTATGATTCTAAGTGGATCATCCATCATAGTCTGAGATGCATCCATAGGAGTCCTTAGGATGCCTTTCTTTAGATCTTCAATACCATTAAACATATCAATAATATTCCCGTTAATGTCTTCAGCAAGAGCGTTAACTGTAAAGTCTCTACGAAATAAATCATCTGCTAGTGTACCTAACTCTAGAATAGGTTTCCGAGTTCCTTCAATGTAACCTATTTCTTTTCTTGCCATTACAAAATCTGCAACTAAACCCTCATTGGTATCGCCCTTTGGAAACTTTGCTCTAATCGTAAAGCAATCAGGAGTTTCTAGAAATATTTCGAAATTTCTTTCAATCATCCATGTTTTCATTTCTCCCCAGCCTTCTTCTACCGTTTTGGAGTTTTCACATACAAATGTAAAATCAATATCTTTGGAATCTACACCAAGAAACTTATCTCTGATGCAGCCGCCTACTTTGTAAATAGTTGCCATCTTTATTTGTTTTAATTATAATACAAATATAATCAATCTAAATAAATACTAAATTATATTAATAGTTAAAGTTTTGTTAAAATATGTTATGCTAATAAATTCTGTTAAAATTATTTAAGTAACTCACAAATTTTATAAGCCAATTCTTTAAACCAATTTACATCATGGCCTCGTGTGGTTTCTGCTGCTGTACCAATACGAATACCACTAGTTTCTATAAAATTACGAGGATCATTAGGAATACCATTTTTATTGACAGTAATACCATGAGCTTCTAATATATCGGCTGCTTCTCTTCCGCTATATTTACTAGTAGACAAATCTATTAATATAACGTGACTATCTGTTCCTTTAGTTTGTAATGACATTCCATATTCATTAAACACTTCGCACATAGCCTTTGCGTTGTTAATTACGTCTTTTGTATATTGCGTAAATTCCAAAGTGCTTGCTTCAATAAAACATTGTGCTTTTGCTGCAATTATATGCATAAGAGGACCTCCTTGTGTACCTGGAAATATAGCACTATTTATACGTTTAGTATAATCCGGATTATTCCATAGTATAATACCACCTCTTGGACCACGCAATGTTTTATGGGTAGTTGATGTGATAATATCTGCATGCGGTATTGGGGATGGATATGAGCCACCTGCTATTAAACCTGAATAATGAGCCATGTCAACTAATAGTAAAGCTCCTACTTTATCAGCAATTTCTCTAAACTTTTTCCAATCAATTATTCTAGGATACGCACTTGCTCCTGCTACAATCATTTTTGGCTTTACTCGTTTTGCTATTTCTAATATTTCATCATAGTCTAGAAGACCAAATTTGTTTACGCCGTACGTATATGCTTTATAAATTTTACCTGATATGTTTGGTTTGCTTCCATGTGATAAATGACCACCACTGGCTAAATCCATTCCAAGTATTACATCACCTGGTTTTAAAAATGCTTGATATACAGCGGTATTTGCATTAGCACCACAGTGCGGCTGTACATTAGCGTATTCACATTTATATAACTTTGTTAGCAAAGAAATAGCTAAATTCTCAATTTCATCCATGTGTAAGCACCCATTATAATATCGTTTGCCTGGATAGCCTTCTGCATACTTATTTGTAAAAACTGACCCTGATAATGCCATTACATCTTTACTTGTAAAATTTTCACTTGCTATTAATTCTATAGTAGTTGATTGTCTAATTTCTTCTCTACTTAATATTTCTTGTATTCTTAAATTCATTATTTATCTTTATATTTTTTACAATCTTCTTTACTTCCTTGGAATTTAACCTCATTAGTTTTAAGTTCAACAACTTGATAAACATCATTATATTCGCTTAAACCTATTATTTTTAATTTCATAGCGTCTCTTATATTTAATTGTATAATTATCTTTCTAATATTACAAACTCACCGAATGCGTTGTCAAATGCTTGTATTGCGTGTTCATAATCGTGCGACATCATATCATTAATTAAATTAGATCCTTCATCCACCCAATTTAATTGAATTGCAAACCTTCTAGCAAAAGCCATTAATGCAAATACATTACCATACGGTCCAGTAAGATCTATAATAATATTTTTTTTAAGAATCCCTTCTTTTTTTAATCTAATCATTTTTTTGTTTTTAGTTTTATTAGTATCTTTTAAATTTAAGAAATTAAAAGTTTCCATAATTTACTTGCATGCATGGAATTCCGCTTTCTCTCCACATTTTAACAACTTTATCTCTGTCATCAAAGGCACACATCACAGAAAAACCATCAGACTGAAGTTCGTTAAGCCATGTATTTTTTAAAATATCGTCTGGTGTGTAATTTCCATGATCTCTCATTTTTAAGATGTGTGGAAATATTTCATACTTATTTAACCATTGTGTAGTTTCAGATAAAGATATATCATCCCTTCCTGAAAATACACAAATTAAATATTCTTTTTCTAATGATTTTAGTATATTGATTACTGGTAGATTTGGCTCGTCTAATCCAATATTAATTGGATTAAAAAAAACATCCCAATTCATTTTACGGTTATCTTTAGTTGCTAATTTTTTACGTTTAGTGATGTCTGCTAAAGTACCGTCTAAATCAAAAATTATAGTTTGCTTTTGTAACATGATCATTTTTTGTTTTTAATTATACTACAATAATAACTAATTTATATGAATAGTTAACTATTGTTATAGTTAAAGTTTTATTAAAAATGAAACTATTTTAAAAGATTATAGTATTTATTAAAGTGTTCTAATCTGTCAGACAATCCAATCGTTCCTCCATTTACCCTACGAGTTACTAAAGTAACTATATCTTTACTACTACCCTTGTCACAAATTAACCATAATTTATTAGAATCAAAAAAGTAAGCTGCTGACATTAATGGATACTTCGTAGATACTAAATCAGGGTTTAACATAATATCATCACTAACGGTTTTGTTAAATTTAGTATAGTTTGATCTGCCTGTTAATTGAATGTATCCCCTTCCTCTAAATTTCCAACCATCACCAGAAGATACGTCACCATTAGACATTCTATTTGCATATACTAAGTTTGCAATTTTTTCTGGTTTTTTTGCATACGGTAATGGATCTCTTCCAGCTGATTTAAAGTATTTAGCAAATATTTTATTTAAGCCAACTGCTGAATATCTTAAATTTTCACTAACTGCAGTAAAGCCGGCCGACTCATGTCCACACTGAGATAAAAAGTGAGCAAGTCTTAAACTTGTGGTAATATTGAATTTTTTACATGTTTCCGGTATTTGCCCGATTACTCTTAATGGAATATAACCATTAAGCTTATCTAATTTAAACTCTGTTTGCTGTACTACCTTTACTGTTGATTTATTTAATGCGGTTTGTGTTATACTACCAACAATTCCGTCATCATTTAATCCATTTGACTTTTGCCAACTTTTAACTGCTTCTTCTGTTAATGGTCCAAATAAACCAGTTTGCTTTACATTTAATCTGGCTTGTAGTTTTATTACATCATCTCCAGTTGATCCTCTTTTTAATATCATATCAAATCATTTTATATATTTATAATGAGATGAAATAAAAAATAAACAGCACAAAAAAAGGGTCACCGATAGCACCCTTTTTGATAGATTTTGAAATAAATTTCAAGGTTTTCGAATTCTTTTATGTCTTATTCTGAAAGACTGAATATTAAACAATATTCAAGCACGATACTATTTTAACCTAACGCGATTCGGTTTTAAGCTTAATAAAAATAATAGAGTTAATTCGATATAGCTACTTCATTATAAAAAATCTGCTACATAACATGTGCATTTCCATTTAGTTCAATTTTAAGTATAGTTTCTTTTTTATTTTCAAAAAGTTATTATTGCTGTATCCCTATTACACCACTTAAACGAGCACCACTTAAATTAGCAACGCTTAAAATAGCACCACTTAAATTGGCACCACGTAAATCAGCTTTACTTAAATTAGCACTGTTTAAATCTGCATTACGTAAATTAGACTTACGTAAATCTGAACCACTTAAATCGGCACTTTCTAAATCGGCACCCGCTAAATTTGCACCCTTTAAATTTATACCACTTAAATCAGTACCCCTTAAATCGGCACTACTTAAATCTGCCATGGCCTTAACTGCGGCTTCAACTGTTTTACCGATTGTGTTCCCTTTAATCGTTATGCTGAATAATAATGATTCCTCAGTTGACATGATTTTAACTGTAGTTTCTCCTGCTGATTCGTTAAGATCAGTAAAGCTTTCGAAAGTTTTAATGTATTCCATTTTTGTTTTTATATATCTAAGCTATAGCTACTTCATTATAAAAAATCTGCTACATAACATGTGCATTTCCATTTAGTTCAATTTTAAGTATAGTTTCTTTTTTATTTTCTAGAACTTTTTGAATATATGCAGCTGGGTAATGTACATTATCATAAACTGCTATTCGATCTACATAATGTACCTTTACTATATTTGCAGATGATGATGCAGATAATGTGCTTTTTCTTTCTGTTGGTAAAATATGAATTTCATTTTTGAGGTATTCTTCAGTATCCATAACTTAACTATGTGATAAATTTAATTCATTAACATTAACATCGTAATATCTTTCTCCGCATATTTTATCTGCATGAGATTCCGCTGCGACTGGTCTAACAAACCAAGTTTTATTTAAACCGCTTAATGCACCTGCTTGTACAACTCTCCCTAATATTTTAGTATCTCTAAATACAGGTAGTACATTTCCATCTCTATCAGTTAAACCTTCAGGGTGAGGTACACCTGCCATTTTTTTAATCCAGCTTACTTGATCTCCAATTTTAAAATTTTTCATGATTTTTTAGTTTTAATTATAATACAAATATAACATAATTTTATAACAGTAGTACTAGATTAAATGTTATTTTTTTGTTAAAATTTTTAATCTTTATTTAACATAACATTATTTTCACTTTTATTAGATTTAGAAATACCTCCAATAATATTATAAAAGAGCAAGTTAACTAACATAAACAAACAAAAAGAATTATAAATATTAATTGGGTTAATTGAAGATACTGCTTCGGCTAATGAGTTGTTCCATAAGAATTGAATTGGCCACGCAAGAATTAGCCCTTGTGCTATTGTACCGATATTTATAGCTAATTCTATTGCAACAATCGTTAGTGATTTTTTATTCATAGTATTTAAATTAAATTGTAAAAATAATGTAACTCATCTTTTAATACTACATATAAAAATAAATGCGTATAAAGGCCATACAAATATCCAAGTGAGCCTTTCAATATTAGTTATGTTATGATTAGGCAAAGTTGACTTCATTATTAATTCAACGCAGCCACCGAACAAAATACCTATACTAAAATATGCTAATACTATATGTTGCATCTGCATGTTACAGTATGAGTTTTTTAATATTATCTAATGTAAGTAAACCAGTTTGTCTTTGTTTGATTTCTCCATATTCCATATAAACTAATGTTGGTAAATTTCTAACACTAAACTCATTAGCTAATTCAATATTCTCATCAACATTACAATAGTGGATTTTAATGTCAGTGTGATCGGTACAAAATTCATCAATAATAGGTTTCATAATTTTACACGGTCCACACCACGGCGCCCAAAAATCAATAAGAATTTTACCTTCATTCAAAAAATCTATTTTTTTCATATTCATTTTAATTAATTATTCTGTAATTATAAGATAAGTTGTATCGTTTAATGTTTGCTTTACCTCACCGTTTTTTACTAGTTCTTGTGCATATACAGGATCTTTTGCATATATGTATTTAAGAGTTTCATTCATGTAAATAAGTTTACTCATTATGATTGTATTACTTATGTATATTTATTTTTTATTTCAACTACAGGAAAGATATAATTTTTAATATTGCATAGCATTAAGTGTCGCTTTCTTTTATTAGTACTGCTTTGTTTAACTCAGCGTTTACTAATATTGCTATTAAGATTAAAAGTTAAATTTTTATTCTATGTACATGTCATATGCTAACTGATATGAGTTTAGTTTTGAAATTGACGGATATTTTTTACGTATTCCCTCTGCTTCATTGTATACTTCAGTTCTACGGCTATATGAGCCTGCCTCCAATAATATCTTTTCAATATCTAGCTCTTCTTCAAATAGCGTATACGAATTACGTTTAGTTATTTTACGTATGTTTTTTAATATAGAGTGAATCCCGATTATTATTAAAGATGATAATAAAAAAAATAAACCTAATATGTTATCATGATTTACAATAGATTCACATAACATGTAACCGCTAATAATAGCAAATAAGTTTTCATATAAAATAGTTATAACCTTTTTCATTTTTATATTTTATATGTAAAGTCAATAATTAGTTTTCATATAAAATATAAAAATTAAATTTTAGTAAAGTCTACTGATGGGAATTCTCTATGTCTACACTTAAAACTTTCACATAAGTGAATATACCCTTGTTCTGATGAATTTTCATACATAAAAACAGCAGGGGATGGACAGCGGTCACACTTTTTAGTTTTAGTATATTCCATTTGATCATTGTGCATATACTCCTTTAGCAATCTATTAATATCTTCAACATGTTTCATATTAGTCTCCTAGTTTTATTAAGACAAAAACTATAACCTTTGCAGCTCCTGCATTTGCTAATTGTTTTATCATTTCTTTTATTGTGAAATCTTCGAATAGTGTAATTATTTTCATATCATTCTGGTGATCTTACCATTGTTTCTTTAGTTTCATTCCTATAAGTATTCTTAACAAATCCAAAATCCTTGTAGAAACCTTTAAGTCTATTTACTGATGAAGCACCAAAATCTTTAGATGGTGTCAGGTAAATCTTTTTATTTGCAGCGTCAGCAAAATCTATAATTCTTTGCATTACTTTAGAGCCAACTCCGGAACCTCTTGATTCTTTAGGAACTACAATACGTGAAAGTTCTAACCATTTACCATTATCATAAAGATCTAATTCTATATTGAATTCAGTTTCTAATTCCTGAAGAATCATACCTTCGTTTATAAAATCTTCAAATACTTTAATATGTCTCATGTTAATCCCCTAATTTTATTAAAACAAAAACTATAACTTCAGCAGCACCTGCATCTGCTAATTGTTTTATCATTTCCTTTATTGTTGTTCCACTAGTTTTATAATCATCTATTAAGATTACTCTCTCTCCCTGTACAGCATTAAATAGTTTACGGTCATTTTGAGAATTAAAAATAATAAAATCCATAAAGAATTTTCTATATCTTGAAAAAATCTCTTTAATTTTGAAGGGTAAATCTGGATTTGTTGCCTTAATAAAAGAACTATAAATTGCTTTCTGTGTTTTTTCTGGTAACTTATCAACTTTTTCTTTATCTAACTTTATGTCGGTTGATGCCACTTTTACAAATGATTCAGGGAATAGTATAGAAACGCCACTCTTTTTTGCAAGTTGCGTGGATAACTCAGTTAAAATAAGAGATGAACTTTGCGGTACTATAATAGCATTAAATGTACTTGCATCAAAAACTTTGTTAAATCCTAGTACTGCTTTAGATATTAATTGTTGTATGTCTCGGCTACTAATATTATCATCCATCATTTTAATTGATTTTAATAACGGTGTAGATTGTTCAGATTTTCCTAATTGGTATGCATAGTAATATGAATATTTAGTATCACCGAGTTTTTGTGTACGACCTTGATATTTTTTAAACCGCAAACTCATCACGTCTTCTGGTTTGTTTGTATTCCAGTCGAAAGTAAATAAATCGCCAGTTCTTTGAATACCTTCATTTATAAATTTTTCAAATGACCTAATATGTTTCATAAGTACTGTTATTTTTATAATATATATATCTTTAGTTATTTTAGTTGTCGCACATTGCAGCACACTTTTACCCATACGTCACTGGAACTCTAAGACTCTAAGAATGGAACTCTAAGAATGGAACTCTAAGACTCTACATGCCAGCCCTTTCTTAGAGTTAAGTCTAAAACCACACGTCTCTGCCCTTTACCGCGGCTCATGTTTCTCTACATCTGTAAGTAGCTGGAGCAACAGATGTTAAGTTCTTTAAGTTCTCTAAGTTCTTTAAGTTCTTTAATACTCTAAGACTTAATTTACTCTAAACACTATAAGCGCGCATGCGAGTAATTACAGTATTGTGTGATGCAGTAGTCAATAGCTGTAAATCCGGGAGTACACACAGATAGCCTGCGGCATCTTGTGAGCGGTGCGCCGCCTCCCGTTAAAGTTTGC